CGCTGGGCGTTAGGCGGGTGAGTCTGGCCCCCGGTGGGGGTCAGCGAAGCCGCCTAACGCGCCGCGAGTTAAGCGGACTTCGGGTCATCCACTTCCCCCCACCAATCATCGACAAGTTTATAAAATGACGCCAAGCATTCTGAACATAAATCCGCATCACAAAATATTGGCGCTTTCTTAGTCCGTAAAGCTAATTTCAAGTCAAGTAACGAGAGAAAGGGATATGTATTCTCAATTTCATTTTTGCATCTATCGCATACTGTTATCTTCATCTTGCCCCTTTTCTAATTCCAGACTAGCAGTTCCGCTTCAATGAGCAGTTATGCGTCCGAAGCGGTTGAGTCGGCTTCGTGTTGGTTGTTGGCGTCGTCGCTGGCTGCACTACTGGCGGCGATATCGTTTAGCACAGCCTGAACGCCATCAATTCCTAGCAGCTCGGTGAGGTTATAAATCAAGTGATAGCACGGTTGAGAGTAAAGCAATATATCTTTTTCTCTCGATTCTTTTACCATTTCTGCTTCTGTTTTCATTCTAGCCGCCTCCTGGCTATTTGATCTAGTAGAGCAAGGATGCCTGCTCATTGCTCGCGGCGCGTTATGCGTCCGAGCCTTCCTCCCGAAGGGAGTGAGAGCGAGGACGCATAACTATTATTATGCTGCCCACGTCCACATATACGGCCCTGCATTATTCGCCACCCCCCACATCTTGCGGCAGATACCCCAGGCGGCACAGCGCCGTCATCGCCGCCTCACGCTCGTCGCCGTCGCCCAATGGGATTGACGGCACGCAGTCCACACGCCACCAGCGCCCATCGAACCGGCGCAGCTCTGCCACTTTCAGCCCGCCGACGTACAGGAAGCTGCCAGCGAACCTCGCACCCAGGTTGGTTATCTCCCCGGCGCACTCGTGCCGGTTCTGACAGGTCGCGCACAGCCACCGGCCGCAGCGCCCACAGGTACGGGCGCGGTCCAGGTCGGCGGGTTCGCCGCAGTTGTGGCAGGTGAAAGTCATCATAGCCCCCTCAGTCTGCGCGCCTCTGAGTGCAGCCTGATTGCCCGGTGCAACCCTGTCAATATGCGGAGGGCGGCCCGCGTCTGCCCCGCGCAAGCCAGCGCATAGGCCAGCGATTCGGGGTCATAGGCAGCCACGATCACGCCGTCACCCTTGCGCTCCCATCTATCGGGAACGACGCCGAGGTGCCAGGACGGGGTATTGCGGCGGAGTTCAAGCGTTGTCGTGTCCATCTGTCAATGCCTTTGCGCTTGGCGCCGATAATTTCTTTGCTACCTCGCGCACCGCTGGCAACATTCTCGCCTGGTGTTTTGCGCGCTTGTCAAGTCTGTCGTATGTGTCAATAAAGCGCGCGCGCGTCGTGTGTATCATATCCTCTGGCGTGGCGCAAATCAGCCGCCAACCTCCGACCGCGTTAATTGTGCGGATTATCAAATCGTTGTCAAAGTTCGGCAGCCTACACCAGCCGTAATGACCGATAGCAGATGTTACAATTCCCCAGGCGTCCGCCCCGGTTGGCCTGTCCTGCCCCTCATCCACCAAGCGGAACGCGGCGGAGCGGATCTGACCGGCAGATGGGAACCAGGGCGAATCAGCCGCGGCTAAGTCGAGCACCGCCGCCTTGAATAAATCAAGGTCCAGGTCGCACAATATCAGGTAGTACGCCTCGACCGTGGCCGGCGTCAGATTGAAACGCGGGAAAGCGGCCGCGAGTAATCCCATAGCCTTTGCAAATTCCTGTCGCTCAATCACGCCGTTGCCCCCCCCTGCTCTAGCCATTGCCTGAGTCCATCGAATCCGGCCGGCTCACCGCCGACCACGGGAGAGCCGCGCGCCTTTCCCTTGTTCTTGGCACAGCCCACCAGATACGACACAACCCGAGCGCGGCTGGTACATCCCTCGCGCAGCGCCTTGTGGAGCAGGTCGTCAAACTCATCACCCAGCACCTGCGCGGCGGCCAGAAAATCGCGCTTTTGCTCTAATGTCTCGAACGTCTTGGGACCGCGTCGGCCTTTAGCCTTGGCGGTTGCCTGCAATCTCGCCTTGAGTATTCGCGCCTCCGGGGTGTCAAAATCTACTGTTTCGCTTGGAGGCGGGGGCGATCCGCCCCCCTCCGTAGGAGGTTCTTGGTGTTGTGGGGATTCGGGTACGGGTTCGGGTACGGGTACGGGGCTATCGTTAGTCACACTGTTACTACCATCGTTACTAACACCGTTACGCATAGCCATTTCATCACCTTGACTTCGTTTCTTGCGCTCGCGCCATTCCGCCTGCCGCTTGGCATTGGCGGCCCTCTCTGCCTTTACCTGCTCGGCACTCGGGTTGTATTCGAGGTAATCGTGTATTTGATAGCCGCCGTCTGCGCGTTCCCATAGTCCGGCGGCAACCAAACGATCAGCGATGGCAAGCGGATCATCACAGACAAAGAGCAACCGTTTAACCTGGATCTCTGGCACAAATCCATCGGTGAGATAGTCGGCGCACCACGAAAGCGTCAGCAGGAAAAGCCCCATTGCCTCTGGTCCTGCCTCCAATACTTTCGGGTGGCTATGTAGTCTGTCATCAATCTTTGCCCAGGTCACCGTTGCCCCCTCACCAATCCCTCACTACCCGGCCGCGCTCCGTCAGTACAACCGGCTCACTCCCGTACTCAATCAGGTTAAAGTATGCAAAATTGCCCCACGGACCATCCGCGTACAGTTCTGTCGAGAACACGACCGCCCGCTGTATGCGCGTCTCATTCCCCACCCAGGCGAGAAACGCGCCCAGCTCGTCTGGATCTGCAATCCCTATCTCGCTAATAATTGCAAATTCTATGCCCGCCCCTTCTGCGTTCCATCCGTCCATCAGGGCAAGCATCCCCTCGGAATGCGCGATACACTCCGCCGCCGTGTTGTAGTAACAGTGCCAGTCCAGCACGTCAAACGGGAACGGGGCACCTGGATACATCGCCGCGTACTCGTCCACGAAATCGACAAGCCAGGGGGGATGTATAGTAATCGCCGGCGATGCCCACTTGTATTCTGGAAACCGGTCAAGCAATAGGTGTTGATACACCGCCCAGGCCGCCGGGCTGATGTTCGCCTGTTCCGCAATTTCTGGCTCGTTCGCGGACAGCACGACCGCACCCGGCGCCGCCTCGATCTGCCGCCGTCCAGCCAGCACGTCATCGGCCAGCCAGGCGCAGCAAACGCACGGCATCTGCACGATATATCTGGGGCAGTCCTTGTTTGTGGCAACGTGCCACCCCCGCGCGTACTGCGCGCCCAGCGCCTCGACGATGCCGGCGCACCGCCCGGAGGTCAGTGCCACCCCTAGCTTATTGGGGTAATCGCTGGCGACCAGCGGTAGATATACCGTGTACGTCATTTCCTGCGGGGTTGCCTCTTGCGGTTCCCCCTGCCGCAGCACAAAGTAGACGGCGGTGATGGCGACTATGGCGCAGATGGCAAAGACCAGGGCAACGCGGCGTGCTGGCTTCATTCCTTTGCTCCTAGCCCCGCTTGGGGCAGTTCTGGCCCGGGCATCTCGTCCCATTCGCGCCCATCCAGCAGGCGACCGGCGGCTTTCTTGCCGATGAATTGTCCTGTCTCAGAATCGCGTTCTGGTAGATGTAACTTATTGTGTTCCTCTTTGGTCATACGTTGTAGATTTTCCCATCGGTTATCGGTTTTGTCTCCATTGATATGGTGTAGAACCTCACCTTGCAAGAGCGAGTCGCCAGCAGAGACCCAAACCAGCGTATGCTCATAGGCGTAACCATTGGAATCTGCCAGCGGATGTGATTTGCCGACGCGAATTTTCACATAGCCACCATCGGCTATCATTCTGCCGTCATTCCAGCGGTAATGCATTGAACTATTTACGTGGTTATTATGCAATCCGCGGCCATCTGGAACATCCATAATATCACACCCAAGTTCTTCGGCTCTCTTTTTGCGACGGTAATATGTCGTCCTGCTAAACGGGTAACCTTTATACATTTGGATACTCCCTTATCATCAGATCGTCTGGAATCGGTGCTTTCTTTGACATCTGCTTCATAAAAAACGGCACACCCGCCATCTGGCATTGGTCCCGTAGCGACCGCGCCCAGTCGGGATGCATCGGGCGCGCGTCGGGGCCAGATTCGCCGCCGCAGATGACCCAATCAAGTAGCGAATATCTGGCTGGGTCATCTCGTGCAGTTGCGCCTTGAGGATTGATCCACTCCGATAAATCTACCGGCCCCAGCATCGGCTCCACGCTCACAAACCGCACCGCCGCCGGTATCTGTAGCAGGGTGGGGATGCGCTCGTTAGCCCGCTCCTGGTTCTCTGCTGTGACGCCAAGCCAGATGTTCGGGAATGGGTCTGGTTTTCCGTCACGATCAACAATGTACTCACTGATCCACTCTTTCATTCTTCCGGGGCGTTTTGTGAGTACCTGAAATGTATGTTGTCTTGTGTTCTGGCGTCCCATCACGCGGAAAACCTCAAGAATGAATGAGTCTGGAATATCCTCGTGGAACAAATCTCCCATACTCACCACGAACACCCGCCGCGGCTTGCGCCAATGTAACGGCTCATCCAATCGGTCGGGGTGCAGCGTCACGTCGAAATTGTGTGACGCTTCTGGGTATCCGCACCGCCCGGCTAGGCGCTTGCTCATCCGTTCAGCGTAACAATGGGCGCACCCCTCGCTGATCTTTGTGCAGCCGGTGACAGGGTTCCACGTTTGGTCAGTCCATTCGATTTTAGTCTTGCCCATCGTTTCCTCTTTCCTCCAGCCCTAGCGCCCGCTGCCGCTGGCAGTCGGGGGCGTGGCCAAAGTCACTGTGCCATCCGCACCAGGCGCACAAGTCATGGCCGCAATGTGTGGCGATTGGCACATATTCCACCGCCTCCACCGCCGCCCGCAGCTCGTCCCGTTGGGCGCGCAAATCTTCCGCGCGTGACCATTCTGTGTGATAGCAGTCCTCATAAATTAACCGCTGCTTTTTATGTTCCTTTGCCGCCCGCTTCCAAGCGACCAGTTCCCGCCGCAGCCGCTCGTACTCGGCGCGCTTGGCGTCGGGTGACATTTTGGCCCAGTTGTCGGTCATTGGGCGGCCTCAGCTTGCTGCATAGCGGCCCAATCAAATAGCGTTTCACTTTTTCCCAAAGTCGCTGCACCCTTCATATTATTCACGGCTTCCTCGAAATATGACCGTTTCAACTCAATGATGATGGCCTTGCGTCCGTGTTTGAGCGCAACGTACCCCTCGCTACCAATGCCACCAAATGGGGATAGTACGGTTTCACCGGGATTTGAGTAGAGCTTGATGCATCGTTCAATAGTCTCAAGTTGCAATGGGCAGATGTGCTTTTCGTCATCGTGTGCGCGTCCGTGGTTGTAGCCGTGTTGAAGTACGTTTGTCTCGTTTATATCGGTCCACACGCCAGCCGCCCATTTTATCCATAGTTCATTGTCCATCTCGCCATTCTCAACCGGCGTGATAGGCACTTCATTTTCCCCAGGCTTGCGGAACACAAGCACTTGGTCAATTAGAGCTGGACGGCTCCAAATGCTATCCTTCTTGAGTTGTACAAAAAGCAACCCCTTTGAGTGCGTGCGGATCGCTTGCGCTTGTGGATTTTTGCTGATGACGATTCGACCGTGGAACACCCAGCCTTCACGCTCGTATGCATCAATCACGCGGCCTGGAAAGTCCTTAATCCCAATATACCCATCGTTCTGCGCCAGCGCCGGAATGTCGCTGGTATGCACACAGGTTGCGCGACCTGGTTTTGTTACCCGCAGCACGTCACGGATGATGTAGGCGTAATGTTCAAAGAACTCATCCCAATCGCGAGAGTTGCCCAAGTCCCGATTGCTGCTGGTGTAAGTGTAAAGGTCGGCAAATGGCGGGCTGTAGACTGACAAGTCAATCGAGTTGTCGCCAATCTCTGCGAGACGCTGGCTGGAATCGCCAAGCATTGCTGTCCATCCATCCTCTGATACTGTTTGCTCCTGGTATTCATCCTGCAGCGGTGCGACCATCCCAAGTTCCTCCTTCTCAAAGTTCTCTAGTTGTTTTATCATCTGTTCGCGCAGCCGCCTTGCCTGTGCGTCCTTACGCATAACGTTATGATAAACCGAATCCTCAACGTCGCTCATAACGATGTGAACATCAACAGGCGACGGTTGTAAATAGCGCCATTCCCTGCGCACACATTGATAGAACTGCTCCCAGGAATAGGACAGACCGAAAAACGCCATTTTGTGCGCGTTTTGCATATTCAACCCAAAGCCGCCGATGGCTGGCTTTGTGACCAAAATGCGAAATTTCCCGTCCTGGAAGTCCTCAAATGCCTGCGCCTTTTCGTCTGGTGAATCATCGCCCGTTACTTCTACGCAATCATCGAGCGCCGCCGTAACCGCTTCACTTTCCTCATTCAGCCCCACCCACACAATCCATTGCTCATTATCATCGCCAATGATCTCGGTGAGTTTATCGAGTCGCTGAGGAATTGTATCACGTCGGATCTCTGCGAGCTGTCTAATACCTTTGATATGGGTAAAGAAAAGTTGATCGTCTGGTTTGTAGTTTGAGCGAACAAAGTATTTGTGCTGTCGGAGGGGCGGTAACACAAAGCCGTCATCATCATAGCCCAGGTCGCTTGGCTTTGTCATCATAACCGCCCAACTTGCCAGCCATCGCAAGAATGGTTGTTCGGCGTGATGCTTTAAACGCCACTCCTGCCCGGCTGCATTGCTGCCCTTTTTGCGATATGCCTTGTCGTCGATGTAGTAGGTGTGTTCCTTGTTGGCATTGATAAAGAACATCGCCAGCATTTCGGCGCGTGAGCAAATGCCCAGAAATTCGGCGTGATTGCCCAGCTCCGTGTGGTCGTTCGGCGATGGGGTCGCCGTACAACAAAGGCGATATGGAACAATCTGGCAAAGCTCCGTCAAACGCTTGCGTGTGCTGCCTGAAATTGATTTGAGGATGCTTGATTCATCCAACACAACCGCGCCGAATTCGTCAAAGTCGAAGTGGTCAATCATCTCGTAGTTTGTGATGGATATTAGGCCGTCAACCTCGCTTTGGTTACGCACATACTTAACATCAATGTCAATCTTTTTGCCCTCTCGAACCGTCTGCCTTGCCACGGAAAGGGGAGCGATGATCAGAGTTTTCTCACCCATCAGCCGCGCCCATTCCAACTGGCAGAATGTTTTACCGAGGCCGGTATCGAGAAACAAAGCACAACGCCCCTTGCGAACCGCCCAGGCCGTCACGTCACGCTGAAACGGGAATAGCATTTGATTGACTTCTGAATCGTCAACCTGCTTGCCATAAGCCGTTTGCCTGAATCGCTTTGTCTCTAAGAATTCCTGATAGTTCATAGCGCCGTCCCTGCCTTGTCATCGACGTACACATCAGCGCCGCCCTTTGCCATCATCAGGCCGTGAAACGGTATGCGGTTTGCAATGAGCCAGCCGACGGTTTCTGGCGCGCATTCCCACTGGCGCGCCGTCCAGATGATGACGATGTTGCCGGAGCGGTACAGGTCGCGCAATTTCTCAACCTGCTTGAGGTTCGGCGTTGGTTGTTCCAGCCAGAACGGCTCACCGTTTGTTAGCGTCCCGTCCAGGTCTATCGCTATGACTCTGCGCGGTGCGTTCTCGTCAAACTCCATATCTCCCCTTTTCCCACCAAGACACGAAACCGCCCGAGACGGTCAAGCTCGTTGAGGACAAGCGATGACACAGGGTCTCGGGCGGTTGCCTATTTTGGTAGTTTATCTCCTGTATCATCATTGCTTGTCCTCAAGAAATATCTTATCACACAACTGCGTCCTTGTCAAGCGTTTGCCTCCGCCTCTTTTTGGCACTCTGAGCACCAATGCGTCACCCTCTCGCCCCGCACCGCCGACCGGGGATGGCCGCAGGGCAGCAGCTCCACCGGCGCCAGCTCGTCGTGCCGCGCCGTGCAGGTGTGCCCCGGCCACTTGACGACGTACAGGCCCAGGGCGGAGACGAAGGACACGACGGCCTCCACCGGGTCGCCGTGGTTGGCGTAGGTGACGGGCTGGTTGACGACGAACTCCGGCTCGGGCAAGTCCTTGGGCGGCACGACGGGCGGCGTTTTCATCGGCCGCCTCGCCTTTGGTCGATGATGCACCAGACCAGGACGCCGATGGCCAGCAGCGCCAGGGCAATGCCAATCGCTGCCTCAAATGCCGATGGACCGTCAGTGCTGGCGTCTGCCATCGTTACCGATGCCGTCACGCCGTCGCCGGTCGGGACGGGTGGGGCGATGACGGACACCGGCTGCTGCGCGTGGGCTGGGGTGGCTAGGGACGCGATGACGATGATAAAGGCCAGGACAACGGCGGCAATCGCCACAACGGTCCAGAATACCGAACGCGCCGAGTTCTCGTTGTTCCATTCTCCGTCTTTCATTGCTCACCCCTTCCCGCCGCCTCTTCCTCGCGGCTGATCTGCGATGATAGCATACAGGCGGCAATGACGCACGCCAGCGCGACCAGTAGGCCGAATCCGCACACAACGCCGATCCAGAACATCGCCGTCATAGCACACCTCCCAACAGTTGATTTGCGACCCAGGCCAGGAGGCCGAGGGCGATGAGTATGGCAAGCATTGCGGCGCTAAGTTGTTTTCTAGTCATTTGCCCACCTCCGCGCCGTTGATGTTGGGACCGGCGCATATCCGTGCTCACTGAGTAATCGCTGGACGCCATCGGCGTTCAGTCCATCGCCACCGCCGTTCAGTCCGGCGCGGATTTTTCGCCATTGGTGAATATCGGCTTTCTTTTGGCGCTCATTGGTTTCTGGCTGGTGTTCGCCGGTGTCGATTTGTAAACCGATGGCGCTCATAATGGCGTCACCGACGCCAACCTTGCGACCCCTGGCGCTCAATGCGTCCACTTGGCGCGCCAAGATGGACAGCAGCCCAACAATCAGCGTGGGAAAGATTGCGTACAACCACGCGAATTTATTGGTATAGTCCCACGGTCTGACATAGGCCACGTTTAGCCCGCCATCAGTCAGCACGAAAATGAAGTAGCAAGCCCAGGCCGCTCGGCGCGTTGTGGCCCAATGCGTGAACCAGGCGCACACAGCGATACCAAAGTCCAGGCCGAGCGCGTAGACGTAGCCCAGCCACTCGAACCCGATCGGCTCAAAGCCACCGGTGAAGGCGGCGACGTGGACAATGGGCACAACGGTGAAGATTGCCACGAGTAGCCAGATCGCAGCCTTGCGCCAATCAATGAGTTGCACCTTTGTTCGTTTCAATGGTCTATCTCCTTTGGTCGCCAATTCCAAACGGATTCACATCCAGACACATCAGGTAAATACTTTCCATCAATCTTGTCCGGGCGCACATATTTGACTAGAAAGTCAACAATCCGCTCGCGCTTCCCGCTATGACGATCTATCAACTTGTCTCGTTCTACTCGCCATACTGCGCCTTCGACTGGTTCCATAGCGCCATAATGCCCATAGAATCCTGGTAGAACTGGCTCAAGTTTCATCATTGCAATCTCGATTGAAAGCGGATCGCCCCGGTGCAACAGCGGTGGGATAGCGAGGCCAATCCCACTCGTTCGCTCTCGGAACACATCATAAGGAAAACGGTTATCATCCACCATCAAATCAAAGGCAACAAACGGATCACGCGGCCCCAAGTTATACCGCGTGCCGTGGGCCTGTGCTAGCCATTCTCCCACGATCCGCTCGCCATCTCGCAAGATGGTCATAAATCGCTCATAATTGAATGGCTCAAACACCCAGGCGTGGAAAAGTTTGTGCTGTTCCCACGGCGACGAAATGGCAGGGTATCCGGCACGGCCTAATGGAAATAACGCATCACCTATTCGCGCAATGCCGACATTTGAGCCGTCTAGTTTTTCTTGCACTATAATTTCATCGTGTTTGTCTCGCGCTTTTTCAGTGGCAATCCTCTTTTGGCCTTCGTGACATTTGTGATCTCCTGGCCCTATGCGACTACCTGGAAGATGCGGTATATGACCATAGTTTTTTCGCCCTAGTGGTTTTTCTATCATCTCTTTTCCTTTCAAGTCTACATAAGCTATGTAGTCAGTAGCTACCACACGTATTGCCTTCCCGTTTTCCGCCTCATCTCTCGATCTATCTCTCGCGTCAGTGATAATGGCCCATCGAAATAGAACCGTTCCGGTTTGTACGATTTTTCCATCATCTCGATAAAGTGCATCATACCACTAATATGCTCGAACTCTGCCGGGATGAAACGTATCGTCCCACCATTCAGCTTTGAACACACGATAATCAGCGACTCACTATCTCCGTGGAAATGGGTGTCAATAGCAACCGCAGTGATTGCGTTGCCGTCAACAACCCACTTTTTCATATCGTAAACGACTTGCTGTACGCTGCTGAGTTCACAAGCGATATCGTTTATTCCCAGCCAATTACGTAGTTTCGCTTTTATGCGCTTTGCTATCTTACTCATTCCCCGCCTCCCGCATCTGCGCCAGCGCGTCGGGGTCGCTGGCCTCCGCCCCCGCGCCAGCCCAGCCCAGGGCGGCGGCGGTGTCGTCCTGCTTCGCCGCCAGTTTCCGCAGCGCCTCGGCGCAGGCGGCGACTTCGGGGCCGAATGCGGCGGGGTCGTCACGGTGCAGCCACTGGTCGGCGGCATCCGTGGTGCTGGCCAGGGTCGCGGCGTCACCGGCGCGGGCAATGTCGATGATCCATTGCAGCCAGCGGCGGGCCTCGTCGCGCTCTGCTTTCAGGCCGTCGATTTCGTCTTGCATAATCTGGACGTAGGTCTTAGTCATCGCGCCTCCATTCTAGCCGAATAATGATGGCTGGTTCTTCGCCGTCTCTCGCCCGACGTGCCGGAGTATCGGTCCCGCCAAATATCGAATCATCAATGCCCAGCGCCGCCGCCAGCACATCCTGAATCAGCTTGCGGAAGTTAGACGTGTCTGGCATCCGTCCACGTCCACGTGGAGCGATAATTTCTAAGTCTAGCGTGACGGGGTAGCCCGCTGCCACTCTACCGCCCACCTTTCCAATCGAACGGTTGGCATTGCACCGCAGCGCCAACAGCCAGCTTGAAACGTGAGGCTTGATACCATAACGCGCGCTACCCCGATTGTAGGCGTGATTGACAGATACGTCGGCCTCGTATGGCATTATTGATTGCATCCCGCATTGCTTTGTCATTCGTCACCCCAAGAAAAAAGTTTTTTCTATCGCTTCAACCGGCGCACGCTCACCGGGTAACCCTTGAGCTGTACTGCCTGCAACTCGTCGCCCTCGACCGTCACCGTGCGCCCGTTCTGGTCTATGGCCTCGCAGTGTACGACCGTGCCGCCTGTGCGCTCCGGCTCATCGCCCAGGTGCTGCTTGATGTCGGCAACGCTGGCGCTGTTGTTCCGCGCCCAGGTCAACGCTTCGGCCTGCTCCTGCGGCGTCAGGTCATCCGACTTTGTAACCAGCACGTACCAATAGACGCCAAGCGACAGGTCGGGGCTTAGTAGCTGTTCCTGCACTTCGAGCAGCAGCGCAAGCCGCTTGATAGTCTGCGGCGACCAGGCGCTTGCCTCGCTGGCCGCATCCCTGCCGCCCGGTCCCATTCCGTCGGCCAACGCGGCGAGCATAATGTCGTACTTGAACCCGATCAGCCGCAGGGTGCGCCGGTCCTCAAACGCCTGTTTCAAATCTTCGACGTTTTGGATCTCTGCGATGCGTTCGCCAAAAGCGGCGGTGAGTTGTTCCAGCAGGGTCGGAACTTGGGGAAGGGTGGGTTGGTCGGTCATCGCGCCGTTCTCTTGAAAAAGCTCAGGCGCCTCGGTCCATCTTCGGGCTGTGTTTGGACTATGCCGTCTACAGAGTAGATAAACCCGTCGCCAAAATACGTGAACACATTAGGGTCATATGATTCTGGGCTATCACCGGCAGCATCGTATTCTACTCGTTCGCCGCTGTCTAGCTGGCATACTGTCTTTGGTTTGCTTGTGCCATACATTTTCAATCTCCTTTTCTCTCCCCCGTTCCCCCCGCCGCCGGGCCGGGCGGGCGCCACTGGCGCGACGGCGGGGAGCGGGGTGGTACTAACTCAGTGCTGTGACTTTCTGCGGATTGCCTTCCTCGGTGACGCAGTAGGTGGCCGTGCGCCCGGTCAGGTCATAGGTCTGCATTGCGTCCAGTTGGTCGGGGTCCAGCCCGGCCGCCGCCATAACCTCCGGCCAGATTGTCACGCCGTACTTGGAGAACTGGCCGCCTTGCACCTTCCAATAGGTCTTGCCGTTGTGGACGTTTGCCACCAGTGTTTCAGCCGGGAAGGTGAGCGCACCGACTTCATTCCCACCGCCCGCCTGCGGTGCTTGCGCCGCCGGTGCGGCTGGCTGTGGCGGCGCGGGTTCGATGTTGGCGGGGTGGGCGGCGCTGGCCTGATGGCGGCCGTTGCCGTTGGGCCGCCAGCCCTTCCCGGCCAGATAGCTCACCAGCTTGGCGCACGATTCGGCCTTTGCCGCTGCCGTGTCACCGGGTACCAGTCCATCGCGGATCGTGATCATCACGTCTGCGCCGCTGGGGTCGTACATCTTTATTGACGCGCTAAACAGCGCCTCTGCATTCTCTGCCATTTCTGATTCCCCTTTCATAATGTTATCGTCGCGCACTATCGCGCCTAGTTCCTGTGCTGCCGCTTCAACCGGGTCCATCCCCGGCAATTCCCCTTGTCCCTGCGCCTTGAGCACGGCGGCGCAAATCTGCGCCACCAGCGCGTCGCCGCCGTCGTTCAGCCAGTACACCAGCGCCTTGCACTGGCCGGGCGTCAGGTCTTTGCTTGATTCGTGGCCGAACGCTGCAAGGCAGAGCAAGTGGCGCTCGGCGTCGTTGATGTCGTACTGACTGAACGCGCCCATCAAGCCGCCGCGCCAGTTCTTGCCGTCATCGGCCCGCATCTCATCGGCGCTGGCCGCCAGCACCGCCAGCCAATCGGCGGCCTTGTGGTCTATGGCGTCAATCCGCTGTAGCAAGTCGCTCACATCGGCCTCCGCGCCTGTTCCTGCTCGTCGCGGCGGTCCTGCTCCTTCTCGCGCAGGTCGTCAGTGAACAACTCGAACTGCTGCGGGTCCATATCCATAATCTCAGAAACTGTCAACTGCTCTTGCGTCTTGTCCATTTTTCCCTCAACTCCTATCCAGAAGTGATGTACTAGCACCGTCGCCAGCGGCGCGACCTGCACCCCGCCGACCGTCACTGGCTTGCCCTCATCTAGCGCCGACGGGTGGACGTAGCAGGTGTCAGGCTCCGTGCCGAACTTGCGGCGGTAGCGGGCGGCGGCTCTGTTCACGCGGTCCGTCAATTCGCCTTGTGTATCCATCCAGAGTAGGCCTTCACGCATTGCCTTGCTCCTGGCCGTCATCGTCGCCCATCTCGTGTGCTTCAATTGATGCCTTCAAGTCTGCTATAATCTGCCGCCTGTACTCTGGCCATATAGCCAGGTCGCGGGCGGCATCTCGATAGTTCTCACCAGCGCCGCAAGCAAGCGCCCGTTGGCGTAGCCTCTCAAGTGATTTCATCCATTTCCCCCCTTCATTTCGTCGTGGGCGGCGAGGGCGGCTTCTAGTATCGGTTTTGCGGTTCCTTTTTTCAAGTGGCTATCAAGTTCCCAAAGAGCTGCTTTACTTGCCCCCGCCAGCCGCTCCGCGTCGGCCTCTGCGGTCTCTGCGCAGGCGATGGCGGCAGTGAGTTGCAACCGCGCCTCACGCAGTTCAACTATAGCTTTTCTCAAAGCTGTCTTGCCAGCGCCAGCATATCTTTCTAATGCATCTCGGTTGAATTTCTTGAAGTCGTCTTTACTCATCCCTCTACCTCCGCCCCCCTTCCCGCTGGGACCGGCTGCCCCGACCGGCCCCAGCGGCTCGAAAGGAGGATCGACGATAAATCCGCGCACCACAGCGCGGGCAAAACTCATAGCTTGTCGCAAGTTCAGCGCCGCAATATGGACATCGCTTTTTACTCATTGCATCACCCGCCTAAATGCGCGCTGGTATGCCTCTGACCTCTCGCCGTCTGGCGCGGCGTCGTATGCCGCATTTCCCACCCGTTGCGCCAGCGCGATACGATCAGCGCCGGTGGAACGCCCCCACTCGGCGTCAAGGTAGCGGCTAACCGTGCAGGCGTGGGCCAATGGCGCGCGGTCTGCAAGGCCAGCGATGGCGGCGAGTTCTGCCGCCAGGTCGCCTGCCTGCTGGGCCTGCTGGATGTCGGTGGAGGTGGTCATCACTCGCCCCCTTCTACTGCCGCAATCCCGGCGGCTGTGACGCGGTAGCCGCAGGAGAGGTCGGCGGCGTCCACGACCTTGACGCCGATGCTCTCAAGAATGGCGTCGTTCTGCGCCTGTCGCGCCCGGTTCCAGTCGGAAACGATAAAGCGCAGGGCTGCCGAGTCGTTGCTCTTGTGCTCCGCTGCCGTGCGCTTGATAATGTCGATCTGTTCTTGTTCGATGCTGTAGGCTTTGACTTCCATCTGTGCCTCCCCTTGTCTGAATCTGATACTATAATACACTATAAATGCGCCCAAGTCAAGAATTTGTATTGATTATTACATTGTAACCGTTCTAAACTGCGCGGGGCACACAAAAGCCGCCCGGCGCCGGGCGGCTCCTGCGGGGTGGGACTAATCAAAGTCCTCGGTGTCCCAATCGGTCGGCACCCCGGTTGCATAGTCCCACGCGGGCGGTCCCCCCTTGTACCGCCGCCGCCACTTGGCGGCCAGCCCGAGGGCGATAACTGCACAGACGAGAAACACGACGATCAACACGCCTTCCATTGCTATTCCCCTTTCTTTACGGTTCTGACTGTCGCCACCAGTTCGCCTGTGGCGACGTGCTGCCCACCTACAAAATCAACGCCGATCAACAGGCGATCAACCACTACAAGCGTGCTGGTCCCGCGCAGGTTGAGGAAGAAGCGGTCACCTGGCACAAGGCGGAACGGGAGCGCCAGGTTGCCAATATCGACCATTTGCTCGTCCGTTTCGAGTAGGATACCGTGGTTAATCATAGCGCCCCCTCACATCCTGGTGCAATCTGCGCGGTCGCCGTTGCCCCGTCCTTGTGCGTTGGCGTTATCATACCTGCTGGCGGCGCGAAACGTGAACAGCGCCGCGACCAGTCCGGCGACTACGAGCGCCGCCGCAATGATGGGGCGCTCTGGTCCCGGCGCGATGTTCGTGAAAGAGTAGTGCTGTTCCTCTGATGGCACGTCATCCATTGTCACCGCGCCGTAGACCAACAGGGCGAAAAAGGCCAAACACAAAAAACACAGCCCGCCGCTTACAAGCATTCTCATCACTCGCCCCCTTTGGTCGCGTCGTGGGCGGCGAGGGCGGCTTCAATCCGTTGCGTTTGCGTGAGTACATCGTCTAATGACATATCCCAGGCAGATACAACGGCTGCTGTTATTTCCTCTATGCTAGAAAGTGCCTGCGCTAAATTCTCTTTGTTGTTGAATGGTATCTTGCAGATGGATTCAATTACTCCTAGAGTTGCCGCCAGCCTCTCGGCTAGAATCTGCATATCGCTAGCGGTCGCCTTCCACTTCTCTGTGTCGGCCTCTGCTGCCTTAGCACGGGCGAACGTCGCGAAGCCCACTCTGATCAACTCACTGTTTTTTCTATTGGCAGCCTCCGCGTCAGCCTCTGCCGCCTCCCGTGCCTTGCGCTCGTCCAGCAGCGCCTCGGCGGTGGCGTTCGACTGCGCGATGTTGGCTTGCAGGGCGGCCGCTGCGATGGCGGCTTGTGCCTCGGCGTCGGCAAGCGCGGCCCCTACGTCATCCACCTGCTTGCGTGGATCGACCGTGCCGGTTGCTCCGGGCCATTCGGCGGGACCGCCAAAGACCCAGGAATGACACCATAGCTTCCAGCGGCCAAGCTCTGCCTCGGCGGCCTCGGCGCGGGCGGTGGCGGTGGCGAGTGCTTCGGTAACACGACCAAACAGCGATAACTCAGCAAGTCCCTGGTGCGTTGGGACGCCCTGCCCGTCGAGGAAGCCTACTATGTATTCAAATTGTTTCTTAATTTCTGATTCATTCATCCCCCTCGCTCCTTTCTGCCCCTGCCCCGTCGCCGTCGCTGGGGGCGCGGCGCTGCGCTACCTTATCATTGACGGGATTAAGATAGCCTAGTTTGTCCAGCGCATTCACAACGTTGTAAACCAGACGCTTTGATTTCCTGCGCTGCATATATTCCTCAACCTCGTTGGTTATCCTGAATAGGTCTACTGGATGCATCACTCCTCCTTGTCCCCGTCGATGGGGGCGGGTGGGGCGGTGCGCCCGCTTTGCACACTGTGTGTCAGCGGACCGCCCACATTTTCAAAGCGTTTGCCGCGACAAATCAAACTGATAGCGGATTCAGTGTATCCGTAATCATTGGCGATACTCAATAGAGTTTCACCGCCTGCCCGACGAGTCCTAATTTCTATCACTTGCTCGGGGGAAAGTCGCCGTCCGGGTATAAGCGGGCCGCCCGCATTCTTATGACAATAGCCCCTGCAAATAGCTCTTACGTGGCTTTTTGACATTCCATATTCATCTGCCAGGGTTGCCATTGTAGCGCCCCTGTTTGCCTTGTGCCTAATTTGCCGTACCCGGCGGCGTGTAAGTGCCTCCTTATCTTCTAAGTTTCCCTGGTGAGTGTCGTATCGGAGGTTGTCAAGGCGGTTATTCCTGGGGTCGCTGTCATTGTGGCACGCCTCCATACCATCTGGTGGAGGGCCGACAAAGGCCAATAATACGAGGTTGTGAACACGTCGAGGGTATCGTACTCCATCTTTGCATAGCATCACAAAAAGATACGTCCCGCCCCCCAAACACTGGGATAGTATCTTTTGTGGTTTGTCCATAATTTCCCACTGAGGCCCGGCGTCGCTTATTCCAGTGCATTTTTTATAGCTCCGCACTGTCCCAAAATTGCTTATATCATACCCAGGGAAACCCGGTATGGGACGGTACTTTTCTTGCATCACAACCCCCTTGACAATGTTTATACCATAATACTCTATTGGGGACCGATTGTCAAGACATTGTAATCATTCTAAATAAGCAAAAACCTTAACCTAACTTGTATAATTCTGCCTTCACTCCCCGCTAACTGTATGCACAATGTTACAATCTTACCATTCCCCCGCCCCAATGTTAAAGATTGCCACTTTTGTACCATTGCCGCAACGAAAAAGCCCCCGCCTAGGACGGGGGCAGGGACGGCCCGCACGGTGGCGGGCGTCGGGCCGGGGATGCTGTCGCCCGGCGGGGTTACAGGCCGACGGCTTGCATAATGAACGCAGTAATGATGGCGACGGCAACACCGGCGACGGCACCGCTGACAGCGCCATAGGTTGCCAGCCGGGTCTTGATGACGGCTATATCCTGGCGTAACTCGTTGACGGCGGTTGTCAACTCTTTCACGTCGTCGCGCAGTTCTTTCAAGACAGCAACGTCGGTGCATAGGTCATTCAGCTTGACCGCCGTGTCAAGCAGGTTTTTCGATAGGCTGTCTATGTCCGACAGTACCTTGCGCTTCCACTCCGCCCAGCCGTTGCCCTTGCCATCATCTACGCTCATTTTATCCCCTCGCTATTCTCGATGCCAGCAGCGCAGTTGCAGCGCAGGCAACGGCTTGGTCATACTGGCGATACATCACGCCGGCCAGCACGATTAGGCCGATAGTCGCAGCCACAAAAAGCCGCTTGTGTTGGTGGATGCCGAACCGCCCCAGGCAGACGATGCCCAGCAGCGGGATATACAGCACCCACGGGAACTCGGTGGAACCATTCGCAATGTCCAATACAAGCATCCCGGCGATAGCGCCGAACCCGCACCAGGCGTAGAATATCAGCCCGGTTGCGGCGTCGATGTAGTTTGCAATGACGAGCGCCAGGACGCACAGCACCAGCAGGCCGCAGGCGATGGCGACGTATCCGGTGGTGATGCCCGACCACTGGCCGCTGAGATAGAACGCGGGGTAGCTGGCCAGGATCGCCAGCAGCGCGGCGGCATTGCCCCACAGCACGCGGGTTATATTCTGGTCTGCCGCTACTTGCCGTTCAACCACGGAGACTCTGCCTGTGGTATTGAGCCATCAGCGCGCCCCTTGTCGTATGCAGCCCAATATGCAAGCAGGGCATCTCGTGTGGGCGCATATTCTAGCACGCCCTTTATGGTTGCGCGCTGCGCGTCTGTTAAATCATCAGAGCCACAACCGGCGGCGATGGCGTCAATATCGCCTGTCGCCAATACCCTCTCTAATACGCCTCGATGCAAAACTGCCTCAGAGGCTACATAACGGATAGAATAGAAAGTTTGCTCTGTCATTTTATCAAGTCCTCCTATACAGTTATATAAAACCAGCGCGTCATATGAAACAGGCGCGCGGCGTGTGCATCTGCGCCCTGGTAGGTCAAGCCGCCATAGCGGGTATTTCCGACACTGATAAGATAGCGGAAGTAGTCTGCCGGATCTCCGCTCGCACCCATTGTCAGCGCCGCGCCGCCGTCGAAAACAGATGCGCTGACGCCAACGGCTAATTCATCCATTGTCAGCGCAGCGTCTGTCGGTGCTCCGACATAGATACGCTGGCGCGACCCTGGCTGAAAATATCCAGCTACAAAGTACCATTCATTTATCGCCTCGGCATACGTGCTCGTGACGTGAACATCTGCAGCCACAAGCCCGGTAGCGTTTGTGGTGAACCGGAACGCCCCGGCGGCCGTGGAATACCACAGCTTCCAACTGCGCCAGTTGCCGCCGGTCGTATCCCATTTCCCGATGATGGTTTGATTCGCGGCAAGCGTTGCTAGTCTTACCCACCGCCAGGTGAATATATAGTTTGCGCCAGCCTCTTGCCACGCGGCGTCGGCGATTGAATAATACTCTGTCGCGCCGTCCAGGTCAACGTATGGTGCGCCCCGTCTATACGCACCGTAATCTGTAAGCCCGATGTTGACCGTGGTCCATACCGGCGCGGCCTCTCCATACGCCTGCCTGCTATCGGCAAGCCAGCCCTCAATTAAGTTTCCACCGCTTGTATATGTCGGGTTTGCCCCTCTATGTGTTGCCAGCACAGCAGACACGAGGCGCGCGCCATCGGACACAAACTCTTCGCGCGTCGTCAGCGAACCATATAGCAACTGCTCCATCTGTGCGTTTCGTATCTGTGTCGGCATTACATCCCCCCCAGCCCCTTTTTTGCCAGGAGCTGCGGCAGGCTACCGTATCGCTCGCCGTTTAGCTCAACCTGATATGGCGCGGTGAAAGTCACGCTCTCGATTAGGAACACGCGCGGGTCAGCGCGCAGGTCTATCGGCGGCGGGTGGTATCCTGCCAGGAAGTCGGGCATAAATACCCACTGCCCCGGCCGCACGTCCCAGGGTGGAATCGTCACGCTTCCTCCGTGTGCGTCTATGGCCTGCAACACATCGGCGATGCGATGCCGATAAAGTATGTTTATCGGTTCTGTCCAGTAATGCACCGTCCTGTCCTCATAAACCCCGAAAAAAGTGCGCTGATCTGTCGCCGTCCCGATAGCCACGCACTCCTGTATCACGTTCCAGGCGGTTTTGTTGTCGTCGCTTATCGCTGCGATCAGAAAAGCATTGTCCTCGATGTAGTCGTGGTTTCTAGGGAAAAGCCAGTTGGGGTCTGTTTCAAGCGCATACCTTATCTTTGTACTAATGCCGACGGCCCCCGCTATGGCTATGTCACTGATAAACGTATCCAGCCGATAGCCATACCCCACACACTCAAGCGTGATAGAGCCGGTTGCGCCAGTCCCCACGCTTATGCTTGTCGCGTCCTTCGGCCACGCCATATCGCGGAGCTGTGTGTCCCGTATCTGCTCTGCCTCGGCCTGTGTCGCCTCGCCACTTTGAATTACCTCCTCAAGGATGCCATATTTTAGTTGCGAATCCTCGTTCTCTGCCGCTATCGTTTCTGTTGGCGGCCCCTTGGCCGGCGGGTCTGCGCTGTAGTCTATTGGCGTGTAGATGACGACGCAGCGGTTTACTACGTCTAGCACAGGGCCGCTGTTTTTCGTGACTGAGCCGATATTTGCAGAATAGGAATTGACAAACCCCTCCCACACCGTCCCGGTCTGCGCACTATACACTTCGATATGCCTGCTTAGCCCGTCGGCTATCCACGATTCGATGTATTCCTGCTCGCCCTCAAGCGTGATCGTCGCCGTGTCGAATCCGATCTCCGAGTTTATCGTGTGGCTGTAAGAACTGACGCGAAATTCTAGGCAATCCTCTATGAGCTGCCCGCGCGGTAGATACGAACAGTCAACGGTAGATAAACCGAGATAACCCACGATGCGCGGGCGCCACACGCTAATACTAAGGCCAAGTGCTTGCAGCAGGCTCGGCGTCGTCATCTATTGCCCCGCATCGACAGGTAGCGCGCTACGTGTTCGGTCTTGACAGAGTGCAGGGCAAACGGATCAGAACGCCAGTTCGGACACACGATCAAATACAGGTCGTTTGTGTCCCAGTCATCTTCCGCGCCACCCGTCAGCGTTCCGGTTATTTCGTAGTCATACCCTATAGACGTAATGACCGCGCTTGAGCCGTCCGTCAGATTGTAAACGATCATATCCGGTTTGACACCTGAACGCCAGAAATTCGCGTATCCGTCTTGCAATGTTGGGCTATTGTTTGCCCCCGTGTGATAGCCCTTGCACACGCCGGCAGCAGACAGGAAAAACAACTGCTGGTCTGCGTTGGCCTGCAATATCGCCGGACTCAAGCCCACGCGCTCATATATGCTGCGGATATATGCGCTTGCGTCTGCCGTGCGCACTGTGGCGCGGATGCTGCGCTTGGGGTACGTCACGCTGTCGGCGTCCAAAGAATACCCATTTGATACACCGCTGTCGGTTTCAAATGCCGCGTCTACAAAGTCGCCAACCCATTCATCGACCGGGACCAGGCACAGGTCATACATCGTAACTTGCAAGTTGTATGTTGCCTCGGACGCAATTTGCACGATGATATTAAACTCATTAGGCAACTCGTCTATGTTAAACGAGCCTGATACCGGCAAAGAAATTCTGCCAAAGTCGAGCAGTTGAAAGTCCTTGTAATGCTCTCCGTTTGCGTCTAGCCCGGTAAAGTGGCGGTACTCTGTCACCTTATAGACGCCACCAGATCCAGTCTGGAACAGCAGGCGCACGCGCACACCATCCTCGTCACCTGCAGGGGCGGCTGCGGGTTCTTCCAGTTGCGCGCGCATAAAGACGTGGAATGTGCCGTAATAGTCGCGCGCGATAGATGGCCCAAGCGTGACGGTAGCCACGTCTGCGTATATGTCCAGCGAGCCAGTGGGGGGCGTCGTGTGGCGGCAAGCAATCCCTGCAGGCGCGCGCGGGTCTGCAATGGTCGTCGTCCCTGTGCCATCCAGGACAATAACGCCTGTTGGGTTCTGGCTGTATGATGTGGCAACCACGCCGTCCTCTGCCAAGTTGATAAAGCTGGTAAATCCATCTCCGCGCGAAACGCCGCGCAGCCCGGCGATGATGCGGTTGTCCAGCAAGTCAAGCTCGTCTACCGTTTCGTATCCATCCTCGTCTGAGCGGTTGTGCGTCTCAATCCGCAAGAGCGCGGGAACATCGCCGGCCACTTGTGCGTCGTCTATATCTACATCTGGCCAGGTGACGGTGTATACATCGCGGTGTTGTTGAATTGGAGACTGTAGCCACGTTCCAACGGCCGTTACCCTGGCGCGCACCCAAAGCGCAGTGACGCCATTCACCGCATCCGTTGCCCAGTCATCGGGCGGAACCCAGGAAACAGAATTGACGCCCTGCCTATCGAACGGATCAAGTGCCATTGTGCCATCTTGCACATTCAGCGTGTTCCACGCCGCGCCGCCCTGCGAATACTCCCACACTATCGTGATGGTTGCCCCGTTTAACTCTTGCAATATATCGAAAACCAACGAGCAGAACGGGCCAAACTCGGACACGTTTGACGCAATGCCAAAGTATACAATGTCGCCAGCGACGAACGGCGATGGCAGCAAAAAGAATGGAAGTGTCGCCGGGAAATGGCTTGTATACGCCGCGACGGTGCTGTTATAGACAAGTACATTTGATAGCTGGGCAATGTTTTTTTTATTCGCCACAAAGACTTCATCCAGGCAGGTTGCATCGCGCCCCACGTCCGTTGATTGTGACAAGATGTATATCTGTCCAAGCGCGCCGAGGTAGGCGAGTCCGTTGCCGGAATAGTTACCCACCATCCCCTCGCCGGGCGGCGCGGCTATCGTGTATATCGCCTTCCAATCAATTCCATCAGATGACTCGTAGATATTGCCGCCGCTCCCGCTCATAATATAGCTGCCGCTGGCAAGCTGCTGGATGTCGTTACCATACACGACGCCAAATACCGTATCGTCTGGTGTGACGCGCGCCCAGTTGATACCGTCAGATGTACGGTATAGTCGGGGACCGTCTAGCGTGCCGACAAGCTCGGATGCGAATAGATCATCTCCTATCTCTTGAAATACTGTAATGTAACTGAGGTTGTCGGTGATGAACACCTTTGTCCAGGTCGTTCCGTCCGTGCTGCGCCAGATGCTCCCGACATCAGACCCACTGCCACTCGACGTGTAAAGCGCATCCTCCCACACAAATAGTGCAATGCACCCACCAAGCGGCGTTGAGAATACGCGCGTCCAGGTCGTGCCGCCGTCACTGCTGCGAAAAACTCCGCCGGTGACCGGACCACGAACAGCAGCATATAGATAGCCGCCAAAATATGCAAGGCCGTTTTGATCGGCAAAGCTCGCCGCTCCGGCTCCGGTTATATCGTTGTTTCTGAGCGCCCAGTTGTTACCATCGTCTACGCTGCGCCAGCATTCGGGCAGCGTGGTCCCGGTATCTGTGCCGATCAGATAAATGGTTGACCCGCCAACTTCAAGCATAGCCTGGCAATTCACATTTGGGGCAGGTGGAGCAGCGCACGCTGCCCACGGGGCGGTGCCGTCCAGCGAGCGCCATACATTGCTGCTTGCCTCGCACGCCACAAGAACGCCGCTGGTTGTTTCTATGATGTCGTGGACCTGCCCGACCGGGTTGGCGTCGTGGATTGCAAATAGTTCCTCGTATCTCCAATCTTCCTGCGTGCCACTCGCCTGCACGCAGTTGCACTCCACATCATCTTCGTCTGTGTAGTCACAATCACAATCCCACACCGCTTCAGTGATAGCTCCATCGTTGCTATTGCCCGAACGGTCATAGGTCGTCGCGCCCGCGCCTTCATAGATGACTTGCAGAACGACGCCAGCGTCAATGTTCGGCAGTTCACAGCGCGGCTCTGGCGTGAAGTCGCCGTCGGCGGGGTCGTAGGGGATGTCGTCGTGTACGCGCACCCATCCGATGTCGCCGTCGAATGTTCCAGATGCCCCGGCGTTATTGCCGATTATCAAATCATCGCCATTGTCAACACTATAGTTTCCGATGCTTACCTGCTGTGTGGGATAAGATGCAACCCAAACACCGTCTATCGCTAGATAAATTGTACGATTTGCTGGCAGGCCGCCGCCCGCTTCATCATACGTCATCAGGATGTGATGCCACTCACCGTCGGCGGTAAACTCATCCAAGCCGCTTGACGATATAGCATCCTGTGTCGCACAATCAACGTATGACAATATTCCAACAGCAGAATCCACCAAGAGATGAAATCCACGCGTTGCTAGTGCATCACTGCCCTTGATAACAATACGGCCCTGATTGCCTTCACCATACCCGTCTGCCCGTATCCACGCCTCGGCCGCCATCGGTCCGTTTCCTGCTATCGCGTTGTCTGGTAGGTCATCAATGCTGACCGCTGCTGCGACCGTTACAAGGCTTGTCTCTCCATTGAACTCCAAATAGTTCGGCCAACAAGGATACACCGTGTTTTCATAGAGGCAATCGCAACCCCAAAGGACGGTAGTCAGCGTGCCATCGTTGTTGTGGCCTGAGTAGTCGTCGGTTTGCACTCCGCAGCCAGGCGAGTGTCTTAGGAGTAGTTGCGTCCCGGTGCTAGGATCTGGCGGAGTGCATCGCGGGTCGGGCGTGAAGTCGCCGCCAGCGGGGTCGTAGCGGATTGAGTCAGAGACGCGAACCCAGCCAATATCGCCATCAAATGCATGTCCTCCGACAGAGTGATCACCAATCAATAAGTTACCTGCGGCATCTGTTGAATAGTTCCCAATGCTCACCTGTTGGGTCGGATAACTGGCAACCCAAACCCCATCAATGGCAAGATAGATGGTCCTCGCTGCCGGAGTGTCAGCACCAGTCTCATCATAGCACATTAAGACGTGATGCCACAAACCATCGGCGGTAAACTCATCCAAGCCGCTATATGAAATTGCGTTTTGTGCTGCACAAAGGACATATCCAGCGAGTCCCTGTACACTGTCTAGTTGTAGAATCCATCCCCCCCCACGCTTCGATACAATATAGCCTTGACCTGTTTCTCCATATCCATTAGCCCGTATCCACCCATCTGCGGTCAATTGCCCTCGCCCTGCAACTGCATTATCTGGTATGTCGTCAAGGCTGGCATCACTCCCGCAATTGACGACAGAATCCGCGCCGTCAAATGTCAGATACGACGGATCGCACCCCGATTCTGTCCAGGTGATTGATTCGCTCTTTTCCTCCGGGCACGGCTGCCCAGGTGCAACGCTGCGCCAGAACGGTTCGCGCTCGATAACCAATCGCCAATCCTCAAACGCCGCCTGTCCCAGTTTGTTCCAGAAATAGTCTTGATTGCTGTATGGGTAGTTGTCAGCCTGCGCCCGGTAGTCCTCGATGAGTGAATAGCGCGCATTCGTCTCGCCCAGCCCCTGCGCCTTGATCCACACCGGCCCCGGAGTCCACGCTGTTGGAGAATATGAAGCCGCTTTCTCCAAGAGGCGGCGCAGTTCCTGCGTCTCACGCACAAGCATATCAGGCTCGAAGCTGCGCGCCTGGATTTCAAATGTCTCCATCGCATTTGCACGCTTGCGCACGCGCAACTTGCGCCCGTCTGCAAGCGGGCTGTCTGACCAGGTGCCGTCTCCCTTTATCTCAGACACGGCAGGCGTCCAGTCCGTGGCGAAGAACCCACTATGCGTATTTAGCAAATCAACCGTTGTGGTCCCATCTGTTATTTGCAGTATCTGAAAGGCGGCACATCTCTGCATCTGCTATACCCCCTGAAGCGCCTTGCGTACCGCGCGGGTGGCGATGATCTCCACCGTCGCCACGTCAATTGGCGTGTTGAAGTAGTTTGGCCCGACGTTTGCCGTTCCCTGATAGCTGCGCGAGTTGTCGGTTGCCGCAGGCTGCCCCATCACAGGCCGCGCAGTCGTCACAGGAAATGCAGTGCTTACATCCCTGGTTAGCTCGCGCATCTTTGCCGCCAAGTCCGGCAGCGCGCGTGTCGCCCCCGTAATGCCTATCTCAAGCGGCGACGGGCTGTGGCCGATGAATGGGGCGGCGGCGGCGGCGCCCGCGTCGAACGTTTGGGTAAATTCGTGCCACGCCTTTGCCGCCTCTAGCACAACGCGGGCGACGGTTGTCACGCCCTCGATAATGCCGCCCGACCTCCAAAATATGTCTGCGATTTGCTCAAGCGCCCATATAAGCCCGCTTTCAGAATCCCCGAGATATTTTAGGAATAGGGCAAGCGCGCCATCCCCTGTGAGGTATTCTGCCAGCTTCCCGGCGAGCTTCCACAGTGCAGCATAAACACTTTCGGTATCGCCGCCGATGAGGTCGCGTACAAATTCAAGCGTCGGTTTCAATGTCTCGTTTAGCACAGAATCAAACTCTTTCACCGCGCTCGGCATATTCGTTCTAAACCACAGTTGAACGGTGCCCCCCATCATCCGCACCGCATCTGGAATACTTATACCAAATATCCGCTCGAACACACCGCCATAGTAATTCATATAGAATTGGAGCAGGCCGCCTTCTTCTTCAACCTTTTCGCGGGCTGTCTGAATGGAAGATTTGAAATTTTCCCACGATAGATTGTCTATGATCGTCTGTATGTCTGCAATCATTCTATCGAACTTGGCGACCATTCCCTCTACCGGGGCGCCTTCTTCAATCCCTCCGAATATCATCGTCTGTATTCTGCCAAATGCCTCGACCAGCGGCTTGAAAATGTCAGCAAACTTCGCCTTCAACTGTTCCTTCATCGCGTCAATGGCTTCGCCTATCTTGCTGCTGATGTCCCACTTGCCACCGGCCCCGACGCCAGTCATAATCTCGTTAAGAGACTTTCCAACGGACGCGGCAACGCCAGCCGCCCCTTCTTTCGTTCCCTTGAACAACTGCGCGAGATGGTCTACCAACTGCCGTTGCAGCGCGACCTGTTCCTGTAAATCGCCCGTGTCCTGTGCGGCCGCCGCCTTTTCCTGTGCCGCCGCTGCCTTTTCCTGCTCTGCTGCGCGCACCTCTGCCAGCTTTGCATCCAGTTCCTGCTGGGTTGCTCCCTCTCGTAGAAGTTGGTTATATTCGTGGACGGATTTTGCAACCTTTGTCTGCGCCGACTCATATTTCCTGTTTGCGTCATCCATCGCCTTCGTCGCCTTGGCGAGTTCAAATTCTGCGCGCGCCAATTTTGCCACCTCGACGCCAAAGATGCCCGCGCTCTTTGCGATGCGGTCAAAGAACGTCTCGCCAATTCCGCCGCCAGCAGCGATGTCGCCGATTAGCGCCTTTGATAGCCCCGTCATTGCCTTTGGAGAAAGGAAGTTGCCGAGGGCGCTTTGCACGGTCTTTAGCACAGAGAAGTCGGCATCTGTGAACCCGCGCAAGTATTCAGCCATCGTCGCCGCGCCCCACTTGTCAATGTTCGGGGCGATGCGCGGTGGGGATCCGGGCGCCATCCAGAACGACAGCAGGCCACTGACGACGTTGGCCATTGCGTCGATTGCGTCGTAGGCTGCTGATACCATCCCCTCTGCCAGTGCAGCCACGATCTCAGCGCCCCACCGGAACATATCTTCGGCCGTTTGTCCTAATCCCCGGTTAAGCTCGTTTTCAATCCCCATAAGCATCTTTGCCGTTTCTGCTATCGCCTTGCCGGGATTGAAAACGAGCATAAATATATTGCCAAGTTGCTTGTCAATGATGCTGATGATTGCCGGGAGGTTTGCGCTGATGTAGTTGAGTGCTGCTGAGAATCCATCGGCAACCAGGGAGGCGGCGGCACCAAGTTTGACGAGGATGGGATACAACGCGCCGCCCTCTTTCGTCGCTTCAGTCAGGGCATTGACGAACCCGCGAATGCCACTGCTGCTGTCGCCGATGACGGCAGAGAACGCGGGCAAGAACGCCTCCATCAACCCCGCCTTTAACTCTGGCAACTCGCGCCCGGTGAATGAACGCAGGCGCTTTGTGGGAGACATCATCGCCGCGTCGTACACATCCATTATGTTCGCTGACTGTTCCAGAATGGCATTGACGCGCGCCTGCACTTCCTCCTGCTGCGTTAGCGCCTTAACATCTTTATTGAGTGAGTCTGCGTGCGTCTTTAGTGCCTTTTGATTGTCTACGGTGATTTGAAGCGCGGTAAGGCGCGCCGTGTTGCCCGTGACTATGGCGTCTGTAAGGCGCTCCATCGTTTCTGTTGAGTCCTCGTCGATGAGGATGCCCGTCGCCTGTGCAACTTTCACGAGGTCGCCGGCTTGTGCTAAGTCAATCTGGTTCCTTGCAAACTTCGCCGCCGCCTCGGCTGCTTTGTCGTAGCGTATTCCGGCCTCGTTTATCGTGTCTATGCCATCGCGGATCTCCTGCTCGCTCAACCCCATCGCGCGCCCGATGGCAAGCGCGGCCAGTCCTGCTTCCTCGAACCGCCCAGCCAGCATCAGCCCTTCTTGGCCGACTTGGACAAGAGTGGAGATGAATTGCTTGGCGAGATTTATTGCGCCCTGCATTACCTTTTGCAACGCCGTAATCGCCGCCATTGCAACGCCCGCAGCAGCGCCAAGTGCAATTCCACCAGCAGCAGCGCCGCTTCCCCCTAATACGCTTGCCAATTTCAGAAATTCATTTGTGGTTCCTGCGACAAATCGACCGGTTTCTGTGTCTCTAAATCTTCCGGTCGTCTTATCATATTGAATTTCTGCCTTGCGCATATCAGACAGGAATTTTGCAACACCTTCCGCTTTGAGTTCTACCGACTCAACCTGTTTGCCCATCTTGTCTCCGCTCGTATATGCGCAGCCGATTTAGCGCCCTTTTTTTGTCATCGTCGGACAGCATTGACCACGCATCCATCGTGTTCGTGGCCGAAAACTCTGCAATCGCCTCGTATTGCGCCGGCAGGCTCATCCCTCGCCAGTCATCTAGCGTCCATCCGCGCGCCGCCCGCAATTGGGCCAGCATATACTCACTGCTGCTCCACCATCGCTTCTTCTTCTCCAGGCTCATCGCCAGCCGCAGCTTCTTCAGTGGTATCGCCGTCTCCGGTGTCCTCCCCCACGCCGGAACGAAAAAACTCTTCTATCTGCTCCACCTCTTCTTCGCTGCGTCCACTGGCGAGAATGATGCCCTTGTAAATGCCCATCATATCGGTTTCAACGTCGCCGATGGCAACGGTGAGAAAATAGTGTAGGCTGCGTTCTAGCGGGTCATCCGGTACACTCAACCCCTGCCATTCCTGGCGCTTTACCCACTCTTCCTCCGGCGGGGCGTTCAGCACGCGCACGCCATCGGTGGCGACGATGCGCACTAGGGCATTCATCAGGCGCTGGTTGTACTCTACCTCTGCTTTATCCTGTGCGGCGATGTAGTCAGCCCAGGCTTGCTTGTCCTCATCGGGCGCGTCCTGTATGGTTTCCTCGGTGTAATCAAACGTTTCCTTGTCGCCGCCCGCAAATGTAGACTCGTAAGTCGGCACTTCTGGCCAGTCAATTTGTTTTCTGATGTTGTCGCCTGCCGCGTCCAGCATCGCGCCTACTGGCTGGCATTCCAGCTCTACGCCGCGTGACGTGGTTGTGATGGGCAAGCCATTGTCTGACAGCGGGAAGCCACCGAATGTCTCGCGCTTTGCCTTGCGCTCTGCCGCACGTTTTGCCGTTCTCGTCTTGCTGCTCATAACATAAACCTCCCCTGTGTTCCTTGGGGACACGCCCGACAGGAACGCGGGGGAGGTTGTAGCCACGTCCTGCCGGGCGTTGTCCGCTGTTATTTGTCAAGCGCCTCCCCTGCGCTTGATACTACACGCTGCCTTGTGCGCTCAGTTCCAGTATCAGGCCGACAGAGTTGACGACCTCGCCAACCGCAAAGATGTGGTTGGTGTCGCACATCCATAGAGCGTTCATCCCGTAGTATTCCAGCGCGCCGTCAAAGGCCGTGTCGTGCGCGTATGCTTCCCAGTGCTCGCCGCCATCGAACGTGCGGTAAACAGCGCCAAAGTCATCGGCAGCAACCGAGTAGTTGCCACAGCACGCGCCGTCGAACTCGTTGATGAACACCACGTCGCCCAGGGCGTCAGGGGTCTTGGAGGTCAGCACGCGCTGCGTCCAGTTCGCGCCGAAGTCATTACTGTACCACAGGCCGCCGTCCTCGTCACACACCCACACGCGGTTGGAGTCCACCAAGTCGCAGCCGGTGAGAATCTTTGCCGCCGCTCCGGTTCCCAGGCTCCAATGCTCCCCGCCGTCCGTGGTGGTCAGGTAAACGCTTGACGCGCCGGTCGTGCCGCCAACGCAGACGCCGTAGTTGTAGTCAAGGAAGCGGATGCAGAACAATTCCTCTGCGCCGCCGACAGGGACCGGCGCAACCTGGTCGGTCCAGGATAGGGCCGCGTCGTCAGAGAAAAAGATATTCCCCTGGTCGGTGCAGCACCAGATGTGTTGCGCGTCAAAGGCGAACAGCGTGCCACCGTGAACGGCAAACTCGCCATTCGTCGCGCCGACGTTGACATTTGTCCACGCGCCCCAGGTGGCTGTCGGGATGTCGTAGTCAGCATACCCGATCTCGGCCGGGTTCGCGCCATCGGTTGTGCCCCGAATAGTGACCATCCGCACGGTGTCTTTGTCCAGCGCAAAGCGCACGACGCTGGCAACGTCCTCGTCGTTACCGAATGGATCTGTGCCGACCGCCGTTCCGTTAGCCCATCCGTCGGTTGATGTCCACACTTCAGCGGAAACACCGCTGGCGGCGTCTGCGGCGATGCTACCGCGCTCGCAGTCATCTTGCAACCCGCCACAGGGACCGATGCACTGCGCATCCTCGCTGAACCAGATGTCGCGCAGCGGTTCGTCCTCTGCGATGTTGCTACGATCGGTGATGACCAGGGGCCAGTAGTCGGCCGGCAGAGGCTCACCACTCAAGTCAAACGACTGGGTAGCCATATCCGCCGCGCCATCGCCTGCATCGACCATCCCGCGCACGAGCGCACCCTTGGCCTTGCTGGTGAAGATGCCGTTTGCCAAGCGTTCGCCGTGTTCATAGTTCAGGAACGTGTCGGGCCGCCCGCAGTGCAGGTGATGCAAATACACCGGCATCGGGCAGCGCCGCGCAGCCTGCATTTGTAGATAGTCGCGCGCCCTTGGCAGCCACGTTTCAATCGTAGTCGTCGCCTCGCCCGGCACACCTTGCGCCCTGTGAACGCTCAAGTATTTGCCATCGCCGCCCTTGCACATTCGCGTGGTCGTGTCGCCCAGCGGCGCGTCAACGGCGTCCAGGTTGGCGCAGGGGATGGGAAAACTCGCAGTATTGGGGCCATAAGGCTGCACCCAAACTACCCCCATATCCCCGTCGAAGTAGTTGTCTTTACTCGTCTTGTTTGGCATTGCTTATACCTCCTGTGCTGCCGCTTTTAGCAGCGTGTAGATGTTGCCAACCGCCTTGCCTATCGCGTGCTTGACGGCCCTGGCATTTGTCAAATCCTCTTTACACCACACGCCGCGCCGCCGCAGTTCTGCGCCAAGCGTGCGGGCCATTGACTTTGGTAAGTCTCCCAGGTGATCCTCCCAGGCGATGCCGTATGGTATGCCAGCGCCCAGCGCTTCTTTGCTGGCTTTTCCTGTGGCGACCTCATCAGCCGGAAGATAGCAGCGGTGCAGGTCGTCGCGCTCCACCCATTCGACGAGCGCGCTGCCGTCTTTCTCTGCAATGACCTTGACGGTGACCGTCTTGCGCGGTGCGCTTGCCTTCTCTGGTTCTATTTTTTCTTCCGTTTCTTCTACTGTGACGCTCTCATCTTCTGGCATAATCGCCTCCCTATTCGTTTGTTGCGTTCCTTGCACCGCGCCGCATCGCGTTTTCGATCTCTCTGTAAAAATACGGTTTTATCCATCTTATGATTGCATCTTCCAGCTTGCGTGGCTTCGTGCCTGGATGATGCACTTCTTTTGCAAACACCGTCTCCCCGGTTGCCTTTCCCGGACCCTTGTACTGGCCGCCAGCCCCCGGCCTGGTTCGCGGCTGGTATCCGGTTGGAAAAGCTAATGTTCCCCCCGCTTTTTTTGGCTTGATCGTGTGTGGTTTCGTGCCTCTGAGCCACACCCATTTATCGGCACCCTTCCCGCCGGGCGCTTGTACCTTTGTTGAAATGTAATCGCCTGTATCCTCGGTCTTTGCTTCCCAGTTCGGCTTTTCCCCTTCCCATTCGTTTGTGATGCGCTTGTGGTATCCAAGCAACTTTGGGGCGATTTTGCGCCTCATCGTCTGCTCGACCTCGCGGCTGATCCCGCTCCAATTCGGCGCCTTTTTGCGCCCCCGTAGCCGTCGCACTAGAACTCGCATTCTTCAAAGTCCTCCCTGTCCAACTTGGGCAAATCGCGCCTGTCCACGTAATAGCGCCAGCTGGCAGTGAACTTGTACCGCGCCTCGCTCGCGCACCCGGCCGTGGAAAACGAGCGCAGCGCCACGAGCGACTTGAACCCACGCTCGCCCGGAAATATCGCCGGTGGTTCCTGTTTGCCCGGCGCACCGCCCGGCCGGTAGCGTCTGCCACCGCCGCCGCCTCAGTACCAGGGGCCGTGTTGGAAACGTGCTACCGGCGGCGCTTGACCTCGTTCTCGATAATCCGCGCTGTATTGAAGTCCGTCCACGTCATCTCCGCGTAATCTACAGCCGGGAAGTCTGCCCCGGTTTCCCCGTCGCAAAGTTCCTTTTTCCCCGTGCGTATCAACTCAAGCTCGCCATTAATCCAATCCAGGTATGCTTGGCGCATATCGTCGCCAATCATCGGCTTGGCGCAGTGACAAAAGTGGTATATCACCGCGTCGATGATGTTCAGCTTTTTCAGGTAGGCGGTCGCCCAGTCTGCCAGGTCGCAATCACAGGCATTCGCCGCAGCCAGCGCAGAGTGAATATCACTGGCGGCGATTTCGAGGATGCCGTTGATCGTCGCCTCTTCCTCGCTACCGCACGGCGCGTCCACACACCAAAACGCGGCGTACTCTTCAGCATCTGCGTATCTTCCACTACAAGCCATTATGACGTAGCCCTCACGATGTCGGCGCTCACAACGCACTTGCCGCACTTGGGCGATGTGACCGTGCCGCCTATGTCCTTCTGCGCGTCCCAGTAGAACGTCTTACTTGCTTCTAGCTTGGCGGTTTCATCTGCCTCTAGCGTCACCAGGATTGTGCCCGCCGTCGCCGCCCCGAGGACCGTGATACTGCCGTTTGCTGGCACAGTCGCCGTCGCCCCGTTGATGATCTCAAGGCCGCCTGTGCGGGAGATAAGCACGGTAGCCTGTGCGTCTGTGTCGTCTTTGTCGTCCTTCATCCCAAACCAGATGTCGGCGTTGCCCGTCAGATCCCCCAGGCCGGTGATTGTCTGCGTCCAGGTGTCGCCGCGGTAGATGAACAGCGGGTCATCTGTCTGCTGTAGCACCTTTTTGACGCCAGGGAATGACAGGATGGCATTTGACACGCAACTGCACACGGCGTTTACCGCTGATAGCAACGTCGAGACGACTGTATCCAACCAATAAGCAGAATACCGAACCTCTGCGAATCCATCGCACCATTCTGCCCCCGCCTGGTCAACCCAGCGCACGAATATATTTCCACCAGTAGCCGCCGTATTCCCCTCTGCCGCGCTCAATGTGACCTCGACCCGCGTCCCGCCGGCGGGTGTTACAGTCGGCAAGTTGTCCAGGTTCGCAAATGCACCGCCATTGATAGACCTCTGGAAATCACCAGCGGCAATTGTCGGATTTGCTTGTAATAGTTTCACATCGGCCTGTTGGAAAAGACCAACGCCAAACGTGAAAGTTTCTCCGACTACGGGCGTTTGTGGCATCTAGTCACCTATGCAAATGTTTCCCATACCTGAGACAACAAATAGAACAGCTTGTCTCGCGTGTTGTCGTCTACGATGCTTCCGGGCAACCCGCTCAGAGCAATGTATAGCGCCTTGATGTCGTCTGTCGTGTAAACATTTGGGAAGGAGTATCCGGTGAAAAATGTTTCGAGTCCGGCGGGAGTCCCGCCTGTCAGCGCCAATAATTCTTGCACGATGCGATTGCGCAGCTTGTTCGCCTGCTCAAGATTCAGCATCATCGCTGCTGCGTTATCTCGCAGGTTGCTGAGTGCATAGTCTTGTGGTGTTGCCATAATTCGTTATTCTCCTAAAGATTTGCCATCGCGCCTGTTCCAGCCGTGCCGAGGGCAGCTACCTGGAATGCGTCAAGAGTGATGCTGTAAATTGCAATCGCTTGGATTTTTCCACTAAAATAATATCCTAAAATAGGACTTCTTGATGCTATATTGATTGTTGCCACAGATAAAACAGCGCCAGCACCACACACATTATCTGCTACACCGTTTTTGTAGCCAGTCTTTCCTGCAATAGCAAGGTTTCCAGCCGTGATGCGTGCTGTTGCAGCAGATGTGAAGTTCGTATAATACGAACTTCCTCCCGTTGTTTGCCATAATGCAAATCTATCTGCTGCCCCTGCACCAAAAATTCCACACAACAATCTATTCGTAGCATCTGCTACGCCATCCGAAAAAGCGACAATCATTGTCCACGTCTCGGATGGTGATAGTCCAGTTGTTAAATATTGATTAGTGCCGTTAAATGCCCAGCCAGTTGCCGCCGCCCACGTCGGGGCGATCCCCGGCGCGGCATCGTTTGTGCCAGGATTATTCAGATTTATATAGCTTTCAGCCAGGTTCCCCGGCCCAGCCCCCCAGGTTATGCCATTAGCCTGCGCCCGATATGCCACCACACAATCGCCTGGGTCTATCGCCGCAGCCAGCGGGAATCCAGGCCACGGGCCAAGCCACCAGGGCACTCCCGCTTCCTCTCTTGGTGGCTCACTCACCCGTATGCCTCCCTGGGTCCAGTCAGGGTAAGCTATTGCGCGTTGGCCTAGAATCATATCGCGCCTTTGTTAAGGTGCTACTCTTGCGCGCCAGGAAACACGACACGCACAGCCGCCAAGTTCTCGCTGCCAACCGCATCCTCAACGGCGCTATCCTGTGCCGCCTCGATGTCGCCGGGCAGCCCCAGCCCAGCGGCGACGAGGGCGGTTGCCAGGTCGGCATCTCCGAGTTGCTTTGTCAGTTTATCACCCTGTGTCGTCATATCGCCCCCCTTATGGAACGGATACCGTGTCACCGTCTAGGCAGTGGTTGTTCAGCCAGTGACCGCTCGTGGCGTCGTCGCACGTCCCGCCCGGCCCGGTGTACTGTGCCAGCGTGCAGCCCAGCCAGTTATCGGAGACGAGGTTTGTGGCGCCGCCCGTCAGGTCGATGTAGTTCGCCGCGCCTGCCGGGTTGCCGATGATCCTGTTTGCGTGAATCACGCAGTCGTCGGTGTCCTCAAGGTCGATCGCCGCCGTGCATTGCAGGAAGTCGCAACCGCTGATAAAGCAGTAGTCCGGGTCGCCTGCCACGTCCATACTGAAGATTGCGGCGATTTGGATATTGTCAAAGAGACAACCGACGATCTGGTTGTACCACGAGTAGTCGAGTTGGATGCCATAGTCAAGGCCGGCATCAAAGTGACAGCTCTTTACGGTAAGGTTTTCGCCATAGTCCGTTACGCCGTCCCATTCCGCCATAATCCCCGTGCAACCGGTGAAACCGGTGTAGAAGCCGATGTTTTCCACCAGCACGTCTGTCGCGTGAACGGTCAGGGCTACCCCGTTATTTGCCGCGGGCGACCAGGTGCAGGCCAGCGGATTAGGGCCGGTGCCGACGATGCGGATGCCGCCCTTCGTGTATGGGATTGTGACCGATTCCACGACCTGCACGGGGCGTTGTCCGGCGGCGTACTGCCAGCCGTCGTTAGGGGCGATGAAGATGGTATCGCCGCGATAGGCGCGGCACAACGTCACGGCGGCGGCAACGGTCGCCAGCGGCACGGTCGGGTCCTCGCCGTGGTTGCCGGCGTCCGTCGCTTGCGCGTTGTTTGGGTCCACGAAAAACCGCTTTGCACCAGGTGCCATATAGACACCGTTGGCGATGGCAGTTTCCCACCCGAACCCCCATACACGCTCCACGCCATCACTTTGGCCGGCGTTCTTGTCAAATGTAGTTCTCATAGGAAGCTCCTATCTTTGGCGGGGAGGGGAGAAAGGAGTTGTGAAACCCCTCCCCGCCATTGTCAATGCGGGGCCGCGACTGCCACTAGGTGCAATCGTTTTGCAGAATGTCGTCGCTCGTCGCCCCTCACCTGCTAGGATTCTTGTTCAGGTTCCGGCTTGGCGTCGGACTTGGCCTTCTTTGGTTTCGATTTCGGCTTTGCCGCCGCCTTCTTGGCTGATTTGTGGTCATCGGCCATCTTGGCCTTGAGCAGCTCCCCCAGTAGAGCGTCAAACTCTGCTGCCGGTAGTTCCTTCTTGTCATTCAGCGAATCAAACATATAGCACCTCTCTTACGTTCCCACCAACTCGATAGCCCCCACACCGTTGTCGTTTACGTGGTTGTCGATGGTCATATTGGCATCGGCGTGGTTGATGGCGTCAACTGCAACAATCCAGTTCCCCGCACAGAACAAGTCGCCAACGACGCTATCGTTGATGCCCGTCGTCAGTAATGCCCCGCCGCCGCTCCATATCATATTGCGGTATGCGACAGAGCCGCCGCACAGGGCAGCGCCAGACAAGTCGATCCCGGTGGTTACTGCCTTGATTGTGCAGTGTGCAATCACGCAATCAAAGAAGTCGCCGGTGCTGCGTATTCCGGTCGTGATGGGGTTCGTGTTGAATGAGAAGTTACAGCCGATAATCTGGCTCCCGCCGGCGTCAGTCGTGTCGATGCCAACCGTGGCTAGGCCAGGATTGCCGTCGTTGATATTGCAATTCTGGATGATGCACGAGTTCATCACGCCAAAGTCGAGGACGGGCGCGGCAGTGTTGACGGTAAACCGGATATTGTAAAGGTGCAGGCCGAGGCCAGTTCCGGCAAGGGCAGACCCTGCGGCGGGTTCCACCCTAGCCTGGATGTCTCCACCGTTTGCCACTCCGAGTCCGATCATCCGGCAGTAGTATGGCGGAGTCAGATTTTCGGCGTATGCACCAGGCGCAATCCAGATGTTGTTCATCGGCTGCGGCGTTGCCGCCCAGTCGATCGTCGCGTTGTGCGCCGTGATCGCCGCCTGGATTGTCTCGAATGGTGCCTCCGGGTCAGTCCCGTCGTTGTTGTCGTCGGCATTGGGGTTCATCTGATCTACGTAGTAATTGATGGCGGTGTCACCGCCAAGTTTCGCATATCTCGCAGTACCACGAAAACCCCAAATGCCCTCACGGAACGGGAAATTTCCCTGTTCTGTTATCATTTCATACATCCTTGACCTCCTGCGCTATGCGATAGCGCGCGTTCGTTTCCATCCACGTCTGTCACTGGTCGGCTTGCGGTCTTTCGCGTTGTAGGCGTCAAGGAAAGCCTGCGCCTCTTCTGCGCGCTCAAGCGGCCACGCCTGCGGGTCTTTCTTGCGTTCCTCGATGATCGTGTTGGCCCGCTCGACCGTCATCCCCTTGTAGCCCGTAGAAAGCAGGGTTTCCATCTCTGGCGTACCCGGCTTGACCTTTGGCTGCGCGTCCTCGAGCGCCTTGATGCGCTCTGCGCTGGTCAGTTCCGCCGCCTGCCCAAGCAGTTCCTCGCGCAACTGCTCAAGCTGCGCCAGCTTCTCGCGGAGTTCTTTTTCAGTTAGTTTCTTAGCCATTGTCTTTTACCTCCCCTGATAGTGGGCGCCCGCCCGGAGACGGGCGCCCTTGTTTTTCAATCACGCGCTATGCCGTTGTTCCGTTCGAGTAGTAGATCCCGCGAAAGTCGGTGACGCCGACATACGAGGCATCATCCCACCCGCCCACGATGTCCTCGACTGCGAACCAGATGTTTCCGGTCGCATAGTCGCCCATCGTGAAGGCTCCCGGCATCGTCCCGCTAATCATACTGATGTCGCTGGAACGCTGGAACACGGCCGGACCAGGCACACCCTCCATCCGCGCAACCGTCACGGTCGGAACCTCTGACGGGTCGGCGAACAGATACCACGGCACATTTGCACCGGCGAAGGCGATGTAAGGATCAACGCGCACACCGGCGACGAACTGCGCCAGCACGTTTCCACCGGGGCCACCGTAGGCCAGAATATCCTGCAAGATGTCTGCCGCTTGAATCTGCAAAATCTTGGGGATGACCAGCCACACGCGGTTAATGTTCATTTGGTTGCCGTTGGCGTCCACGCGCTGCATCATCGCATTCAGGCCAATGGCCAGGTTGGCAGCGGTAAGCCGTCCGGTGCCGCCGTAAACCGCACCGAGGGCCAGCAGCGTAGCCTGCGTGGTGGCATTGTCGTACAGGGCGCTCACCCACTCATCCAGCCAGCGCCGCGCGGCATTGGCCATCCGGGTCGGCGTCTCGCGGATTTTGCCCAGGTCATCGTTGACAATGGTGCGCCACGACACATCGAACTCGACGCTGTATTCCTCGACGCCGTAGTTGATCTCCGTCTCGGTAACGTAGGTGGCCGCGTGCTGCGCCTTCTCGCGCCGCTTCTGCAACTTGCCCGGTTCGCTCATCCGAAAACGGGACACGTCGCGGAAGTCGGGCGTGGTGTCGGCGTAGGTATAGTCGCGCCAGCCGCCGACGCTGTACTGGTAGTCGGCATAGAACGCGCGGCTGATGGCGTCGGCAAAGTAGTCGGAGAAATGCGCCGCAGTCAGCACTTCCTTGAACTGCGCCGGGTGCATCCTGCGCCCGTTGCGCCCGATCTCGCGCAAGGCCGCCACGCGGGTCATCGCCTCGTCAAAAGGCAGCGTGGTAACCTTTTCTTTCAGCACCGGCTCAAGGGCCGATTCGCTGAGATTTGATACATCCTCGATCACATTCGCGTCCAGGCCCATAGAGGCCAGCGCGAAATCTTCCAACCATCTCGTCACTTGATACATTTCGTTTGCCTCCTCTTGGCCTAGTTCGTGCCCGCGCCGATGATGACCACGCCACAATCCTGCGTGGACGCGGTGACGCCACCCTTGGGGTAGTCGCCCCGGTCATCGTCGTTGCACGGAATGACGTGCCCGAATTTGACGTTTGCCGCGCCGGTATTGTCCAGCGGGCTTGTGCTGAGATACACGCCGGCCGGCATCGTGGCCGAATCGTCGTAGTACACCGGGTCGCCAATGTTAATCGCGCCCCAGGTAGCCTCGACGGCGGCGGCGTATGTCAGCACGTTGCGCACCTCAAAGAAGTACTTGTTCCCCGGCGCAACGTCCAGCACGGCCACGCTATCGCCTGCGTCAACGCTGATGATGACACCTGTCAGCGCCTCGCCGTTGGCATAGTCCAGGCCGTTGACTGCCGCGGGGTTCGAGGCGGTCGGCGTGGTGTCGATCAGCCGCGCGTATGGAATGTCAACCGTTTGCAACGGATTTGACGCGCACTCGTAATCGTGATTCACTTGTTCCGTCATCTTTATTCCTCCTTAGACTCGCGGACGCGAGTGCTTAGATACCGCTGATTAACCGCGTCCTGCGCCTTTTCGATAGCGGCGCGGTTTGGCCTCAACGCCTCGGCGGCTTGCTTGCCGCGCGTGGCAATCGGCTTACCACTACCGGCCGCCTGCTTGAACTCTGCCACGACCTGCTTCACGGTCGCGTCAAGTTCTTCGGCGTCGGCGTATGCCCGCGCGGATAGCAGCGCCTTCGTGTGCTCGGGGAGCGCCACGCCGTCCAGCGCCTCGGCAATCTGTGCCTCGGTCAACGCCTGCGGTTCTTCGTTGGGGGCTTCCTCTTCGCCAAGCGCGACCTCTTCTGTGGTTTCCTCGGCTGGCGTTTCGGTAGGCTCCTGTTCCAGTTCTTTCTCGTCTTTCGACATATTCCCACCTCCATCTTCATTTTCTGCCAGTCCGAGGGCACGGCCCCCAGCCCCGGCTTTCGATACCCAATCAACGGACGAAATATCCGTCAACTCTTCAACATACTTGCCCTTGCGTCCTCCAAGCTCAAAATCGCCCTGCCTCACCCTGCCGTGCCCCCTGATGGAGCATTCCAGCATCCCCAGCAAATCAAGCTCGTTCAGGTTGAGCACTTTCTGCGCAAAGGACGGATCGTGGACGCCGACGACGCTTACCGGCTCACTTGACTCGGTGAAACGTGGCGTTTCGATGATCGTTGACACCCAATTGCGGTTGTTCGTCTCTGCCTCTATGTGGTTCGTCTCGAACATCTTGACTTTGTTAAACAGGGCCGCGCCGTTCCTCAGTGCATCCTCGCTGTAGTAGTTGTTGTCGCGCGTGTTGCCCCAGCCTGGACGGATCGGCACGATTTCCAGCTTCAGCGGCTTTGTGCCGCCCGTCGCCACGTCTCCAACCTCTGAAATGCTCAAGGCGTGCCCGGTGATTGAAACGCCAGCAGTGCCGCCGGTTTCGTTGATGTCGATTTCCTCAAACTCTGTGGCGGCGGCTTCTTCTTCGGGCGCTTCTTCTTCTGGTTCCTCGTCAGGTTCCTCGTCCGGCTCGCCGTCCGCGCTATCTGCTGGCAGCATATCGAGCGCCTTCTGTAACAGGTCGCGCAATGCGCTAGTGTCTGCCTCCGTTGCCTGCTCCTTTTTCTTTTCCTCGCCAGCCCACGGCATATCCTCGGCCTTGTAGAGCGCCTTCAGCTTTGAGGTTGCGGCGTCTTTCTCTGGACCCTCGTACTTGTTCCCACGGTGGCCGCCGGGTGAAGTCAGCGCCGCTTTGGCAGCGCCCATCAGGGCGTGGTCGGGCGTCCCGTTCTTCTTCACCTGTAGATGCCAGGTGCTGGGCTTTTCTGAATCTTCCACGACGAGGAAGTCAGATGCGGGATACTTTTCGCCGCCCACCGTTTTCATCATCTTCGCCTCGGAAAGCTCCGTCCAGATGTCAGCCAGCAGTTTGTCGGCAATCTCCGCGACGGTCTTGCCGTTTTTCTCAGCAAGCTCTTTCATCGTGCGCGTGCCACCGCTAATCGCCGCCGTCGCCGTCTCAACCGCCTGCTCTGCAAGGCTGATGAAATAGTCAATGTTTCGGTCCATATTGCTTACAACCTCCTGCGCTGCTGTTTCCTGTGCGTCACGCCAAGCCGCGTTGCATACTGCAACTGCCTGTTTGCGGTCATCCTCGCTTTCAGGGTCGAGCTTGCGTCCCTGTAGTGTTCCTTCATCAAATACATAGGAAACACAGCGGCTAACATACTCGTCCTGTTTTTCGCCAGTGTTCGGTTTAGGTAACGGCATAACCCTCGTCCTCCATCCTGTCGCCTATCGTGTTTTCAATGAATCGCGCCAGCCCTGGCGACAGGTCTTGCCTCCACGCTCCAACCGGCCTGGGCTCGCGCTTTGGCCTGTACGCATTCAGGCACGCCAGCGCACAGCCCTCGTCAATCTCCCTGCCAAATACCCCGTGCGCCAGCCGCACCACCTCTGCAACTCCGTCTGACCGCAGTGCCTCGTAACTCGTTTCAACCGGCCCAACTGCACGCCACCTGTCCAGCATTTCTGGCCACGCCCCGCACAAGTCCTCTGCCAGTTTCTGCGGCGGCTGGTGCGGGTGGCGATTGCACAGGCTTACCAATATGTCGCGTGGGTCGCGCCTCGTTAAAATAGCAATTTCGTATGGCCTATCCTGCGGCTCGCCGTGCGTGCGTTCGATACGCCAATTAGACGAAGCTGTCTTTTTCCCGCCACCAACCGGCGTGCTGCCATCGCAAATCTCGGCTAGAATACGCGCCAGCCAGGTCGTGCCACTGTGCGGCCTTCCCGCGACCATCGCTATACGTGTCAATGTGCTGCCCTGCTTATACCCCAAAAAGCACCCGCTCTTGGTTGAAGAGGTGCGCCATCTCTGCCGCCGCAAGCACGCGGTGCCAGATTCTTAGCCCCCACATCTTGCCGTCAAAGTAATTCGTGTTCGGGTTGTTCGCCACGCGAAATGTCTGCGCGCCGCAGGCCACCGGGTCAAGCATCCCGTTGGTCGAATGCGCGGTTTCATACGCCCCGCCGTTGAAATACATCTGAGCCACAAGACTATCGCGCGTCACGCCCAGGAACTGCCACGCCCCCGTCGTGATGCAACCGACCGCCGACGCGCCCTCCCGGCTCCCGGCCTGGTTCGTCCGCAACGCCAAGTTGCCAATCGCCGTGTACCACTCCCACCCGCAGGCGTTCAACTGCCCCCGGTTGCAGATGACGTGCGCCGATGCAATATCATCGTGATATGCCCACACAGCCAGGCTAAAGTCATCGCTCGTAAAGTCCAGGTCTGCGCTATCTGCACCGGAGCACGTTATCTCGTCCAGGTTGCCAAAGTCGATTACGGTCAGGTCGTTGTCAAGGTTCGTCCAGGTTGGCGTGCCAACCAGCGCCATCGGGTGGTACGGCTTTGCCCAGTCTCGCGTAACCGTGCCGGCCCCCTCGTTGAACGGCAGGCACAATAGCAGCTCGTGGTTATAGCGCGCATTGTCAAATCCGATTACAGTACTCATACCCCGAACAGGTCGCGCTCTGCCTCGTAAATCGCTTTCATTTCCCAGGTCGCAAGCTGGCGATTCCACACGCGCGGCCTCCATATCCTGCCATCGTACCAACCAGCCGCGCCGCCGTCTGTCGTGCCGATGGTGAAGTCAACCGCCGCACTCGTGGCCGGGTTGATGTGCGTGCCATTCGTCACCGTCACGTTCACGCCGTTCAGGTACACCGCCGCACTCGCCCCGCTGCGCGAAAAACTGACGAACTGCCAGGCGGCAGTGGCAAGCCCGTTGCCACCATAGGTTGTCTGCGATGCTGGCCCGGCGTTGTACGTAGTGAACGCCAGATAGGGCGCCGTGCCGCTGATCCAAAAGCTCCACCCCTCTGTGCCGGCTGCTGTAAACTTCGTGAAGAGGAAGCGGTTGCCATAGGCATCCGGGTAAATCCACGCCCCGCCAGAGAATGAAGTGGTGGTAAAGTCCAGATCCACGCAGTCGGCCGCCTGGATAATCACTCGGTCGGGGTTCGTCGGATCAAACGATAGATATGTCAGGTCGTTGCCGAGCACGGCCCACGCAGGAGCGCCAGAAAGGGTGGGTTGGTCGTGATACGGCTTGGCCCAGTCCTTCGTCTGCGTTCCCGTCGTTTCCCTGAATTGCAGGTCAAGTAAAAGCCCCTGGTTAGGTCGCCACTTGTCATATCCGATCATCGGTTACATCTCCAAGAATAGCTCCCAGTCATACGCGCGGTTGACGCCGGCAGACTGTTCAAGCGTGAGCTGGAACCCGTGGCGGAACGGCCCCAGGTCGATCTTGACGACTTTCATACTGTTGGCCAGCCCACCGTCAGCCCCGGTGTAGCTGTTGTAGTCGTACAGTTGCAAGCCGCCGCCATCGTTCAGCCTGTGGTAGACGCGGATGTTCGTGGTGTCGCCGCCGGCCATATTGTCCAGGTCGATGTATGCGGCGACCGCCTTTGCGCACCCCAGCGGCTCATTGTCGATGTATAGCGTCTGCTCCGTGCCGTCTGCCGTAATCGTGCCGCCAGTGGCAGATAGCACCAGGATAGCCGAGGTTTGCGCTTCGATCTCGTCAACCGCAGCATCTACGTCGCCGCTTGCTACCGATTGATTTGTCAGCCCCATCTTGCCGATCACGAGAACACCGCCTCGATCTGCAATGTGCCGGGCGTCCCAGGCACACCGCTCTCACGCGCCGTTATCCTGATGCGCTCGACCGTGCCGCCCAGGTCAATCGGCCCAAAGCTAAAGTCCTCCGCCGCTGCCCCCTGGCTGCCATAGCTCACCAGCTCGCGCTGCGTGAGTGATGTGGTGTCAGCGCCAGCGGCAACAGCACCGGAGGCATAAACGGCCGCCGTCACCCACTCGCTTGCGCCGGCTGGCGCATTGGCCGCAACAGAGTAGGGGGATGTTTCAATCTGAAAGTCGAATGCCCCGCCTGCAGCCCCGCGCGTGTAGGTGAAGTTCAATGTCACGTTCTCGAAATACGGGCAGGCAAGCTCGGTCGGCGTAGCATCCCACGCGCTTGCGGCCGGTAGGGCAGCAGACGCGCGGGCGGCTTGCACGTTGAGATAGGTTGCCGATAGGGGAGGCGTGTTTTGGATTGCCATAATCACCTCGTAGAAAAACAAAAAAGCCGCTTCCTGCGGCGTGGTAAGGACCAGGCTGCAAAAAAAGCGGCGTACTGAAAAGTAGGCCAGTGTTAAGTTGTTAGACTAATCCATCATAATTTTACCACATAGCTGTACCCAAACCTGGTACAACTCTAAATTTCTTCCTCGAATATTTCCCCGCTCTCTATGCGCAAATCAGGACGCACAACGCTCAAGCTGTTGACGATCCTGTATACGCTATGGCGCTGCACCCCAAGGCGGCGTGCGGCATCGCGCACGGATAGGCGCCTACCGCGCTCAAGCAGTTCCAGCAAACGGACGGCCCGCTGGCTCGGCGTCATATCCCCTGGATGGTCTATCATTCCCATAGTTTATCTCAGTGTATGGTTGCCGGCGACGATGATAGTCAACACGAGTCTTTCCTAGCCATCTTGAGTAACCGGTCGAAGTGATTGTTCCCGTTGTAATAGCCATGCTTCGCCGAGAGGGCGATACGGTAAACTCTCTTAATGCGATCGGCGTCTCCGGGCGGCGTGTCCTCTTTTCTATACATCCAAGTAATGCGGGCGGGAGGATACGACCTGATTTCGTCATCGTTTAGCCACATTGCGCACCCCCACCGGTCGTTGCAAACCCCGCCACATTTCCCGTATAACTCACAAAGCAATACCGGTCGCAAACGATCAACGAGGCGCGCGGCGTCGTTCCATACCTCTGCCTCATCGTGGCCGCAATGGCCAATCGTCTCCCAACAGTTGAAGCAGAGATCAGCTTGACACCACCAGCACGCCTCGGCTTTGTCGGCCTCGACCACTTTCCCGCAACGCCCGCAGCGCACGAGTTCAACAGGCGGGTCTAGTTCAATCTCGATCCACTTTCCGTCGATGCTGTCTGGAACGTCGAGTGCTGGAGATGTGCCGTATTCGATCGGTTTGACTGGTATCTCAGCGCCAGTCATCGTGATGACCGATAGCCAGCGATGAGAGCTGGGGGCGAATAAGGGAGCAAGCAATGCAGCAAATGCCGCTTTCATAAAATCACGTCTTGTCAGCATAATTCCTCCCATTTTACTTCGTCGATATATTCCCCGCGCGCCACATCTTGCGCAGATTGCCCGTTGTCGGCCCGCTCATTCGCCCCGCCTCTATAAGCTGTTCCTCGATGAATGCCAGCTCGCTTAGTATCGCCCGGCGGCGACTCTCCTGCCAGTCCAGGAGGGGCGTGGTTGCATCAGTCTCGCTCAATTATCGCCCCCTCTCTGCTCTGCCAGTGCGCGCTTGATCTGCTCCTGAAACTCGTAAAGCCCGCTGGCCGCGACGAACGCGGCAAACCGCACGAGGTCGCACGCCTCCACCTCGCTTTCAGGAGTAATCACCAGGCCTGCCTTTGCCGCCAGCACGCGGTTACTGAGGCCCATGCCGATGCCGCCCCCAAGCAGGAACGCGATGGCCAGCAGGACCAGCAAAACGACTATGCCAAGTGCTGCGAGTAAAGCGTACAGGATAATCATAGCAACCTCCCCCCGTTATACCGATTACATTCCAACAATGACAACGCTCCCGGCACTAGCCGCCTTGATAGCCTGTCCGAGCGTTGGGAAGCATTGATCTTCTGGCAAGTCGTTTGTTACATATCCATCAGGCATAACATATAGTACATCGCCCGTAGATATATCGCGTTTAGTTGGCAAGCTGATAACTCTATGGCTTCTTTGAAAATCATCGTAGTCATCTTCATCGCAGTCATCTTGTAAGCTCTGTGGCTTTGGTGCGCCGCAATGCGCCACGCCATCGCCGCCGCAGTATAGCGCGCTGGCGCTATTCATACAGCCGCAGTAACGACAAGTCCAAGGCTCGCCAAGCGCGGGTATCTCGTGATATGTAATGTTGTCTGTGCTAGAAATAATCATAGGGGCATCACAGGCGCGCAAGGCGTCAAGGCCGCTTGAATACTGAACGAATAGATTTTCTCCCCACGCCTTGATTCTATCGGCGTATGACATAGCAACCTCCCCCTACGGCCACTTTGGCAGCGGCCCCCGGCTCAACGGCTTGTCAGTCACCAAAAGCTCGCACAGGCAATTCCACCCGCCGCACTTGATTGTCTCGTTCGGCGGGTCTTGCGGGTGCGGCCCGCGCGCCGCCCAGTAGCTCGCTCTCTTAACCTTGCCACTCATAGAAATGCAGGTGGAACATCCGTCAGATGTTGGACCTCTAACCCATTCCAGCTTCTGGTCTGCGCACGCCATCAGCTTTGCCCGGTTCACGATGTCGATGTAGCGCAACTCCCACAGCGCCACGCGCGCCCGCACAGTTGCAAACTTGCCCTTGTTCTTCTTACTGTGCTTCTGGATGAAGTCAAGCAGGCCGATGATGTGCGACTGTTCCAGGGCTATCGCGCCGGTCAGTTCAGCCCGTTCTTCTGGCGACAGGTCGCCCGGTGTTATGTCGCACGCCTGCGCCCCCTCGTACCAGGCCCTGGTCAGGCCGATGCGGATTGTATCGAGCAGCAGGCCATACGCCTGGTCGAAGTCAACCGCGCCGCGCCAGAACACGCGCGCAATGCCGCGCAGGTCGCGCCCGTAGGATTGCGCCGTAGCGGATTGCTCGGAAATGGCAAGGTATTCATTGTCAAGCGCACCGTCTGCCCCCGCCCCGCAGTAGTGGCAGATAAACGCGGATTGCTTGACCGTCTCGAAAAGCCACGCCACCCCGCACTGGCACTCAATCTCCACCGCTTTTGCCTCTTGCACAGAGACAACCGGGCCGTGCTGTGTGGTGATGACGTGGTAGGTGTTGTATTTCATAGATTGCTTATTGCCCGCGCCACAGCCTCGGCGCTGATCGCCTTGACTTCTTCAACTGAAACCGCCCCGGTGTCCATCCTTATCTTTATCCTAGAGACATTGTGTTCCACCCTGGCGAACACGGTTATAGACAACTCATCTTCATTGAACTCAATGGCTGTGACATCTCCGTCATTTTCGAGCTGGGTCAGCCAGTTGGCGATCTGTGAACGCCTCTGGTATTTTGTTGGGCCTCCAAAAGTCCTTTGATGCCAAGTGGCATTCCTGCTCATTGCTCCTCCTAGAAATCAGACGGTGAAATCAATGCCCACGTTTTCCCCCCGTCTATTGAATACCACATCTCGCTGATGTTGTTTGTGGTCCACACACGGCCTCCGTTGCTATTGCTGTCGTACCCATACCACACCTCATCAGGCCACTCATCTGGCTCGTCATCCTCTGGCGCCCATTCCGTGTCGTCGCCCTCGTCGCCAATCTCATCTATCGGTGGTAGCCCGGTGATAGCTGCTGCTGCCACCGTCGCCGCTCCGAGGGCGAGCGCACGTAGAAACTCACGCCTATTGATGCTCATTGCTCAACCTCCTACCGCATTGAGGACAAAACTTGAATCTCACCGCTGGGTACAATGCCGTGAAAAACTCGCACATTGTGCAATCTTCCTCTGGTATGTCAGCAATCAGCGGGCGCAATAGTTCTGCTGGAACCTGCGACTCGCGAGAGTCAAATAGACAAGATATATATTCTGGTGCATCTGACCAAGAAATTAACGCCAGCCCGCTAAAGTCTGAATTGTAATGTACCCTGATTTCCCCAAACTCTTTAGACTGTATCACCTTTGTGTGCATACTGCCCCATCCTCCCTCTCAACCTTGACGGCGCGGAAATTCTCATTCACCAGCTCGATGCGATACCCGAGCGCCTCGGCGAGCGACATAATTTGCTCTGTGTGATCGAGAAGTATCCTCTCAAGCGTCGCTGTCGTTTCGCGGCTGTTTTTCGCTTGACGCTCTATCTCGCGCGCAAGGTCGCTTATTCTGAGGTCGAAACCTTCGGTTACGCCCTGCCAGTAGTTGACCCGATTAGACAGCGTTTCGGAAACCGCACTGGCGTCTTTTACATCGCACTTTAGAGCTAGCAATTCGATCTCGCGCTCCGCCAGCTTGCCGCGCAATGTTATGTTCGCATCTTCAAGGCAAGCGATTCTTGCCAAGATAATTCTGACTTGCGTCTCTACATCTTTTCTCATTCTGCACCTCCCCCATCTACCCTATCGCCGCCGCCCTGCGCGCCACAGCCTGAACAGTCCGCGCACGAAATAGAACGCGCTGGCGCACAGGCACAGCACCCCGAATGCGCCGGTGACGACCTCAAGTGATAGCCGAATCTCCCCCATCGTGATTAACCTCCCCTGCCTCATCCTCTGCCTTGTCAACCGCGGCCTCTAGCGCCCATAGTGCCTGCCGTAGACTATTCGCCGTTATCAGGCGGTTGACCTGATCGAGCGCCCCGCCAAGGCTGAACTCCTGCGGTTCCTCCGGCGCTTTTGGCGCTGCCCCATCCGGCGCGCCTCCATGCCCCGCGTCGTCCTGCCCTACCTCTACAGGCTCAAGATCGCGTATGCCCAAATCCTCCAGGCCGACGACGACCAACTTGGCGAGCGCAATCTGCCCAATCTCCAAGTCAAGTGCGCCATCCGTCATTGCTTTGGCGATAGCATCCATCAGGCGCGTGATGTTTTCCATTTCCAGGTCCAGCGGGCTTTCTAGCGTGATAACGGCGTCCGTCCTCTTGAACTGTTTGCCGCCGTATTCAGACGCGAACCACAGCACGATCTCGACCCACTCCTTGAACACGTCCGACCAGAACGTCTGATAGCGCGTCATCTGCTCAAGGCACGGGCGGCTCGACTCGCGCGCCGTCGCCCTGTTCTGCATTGCGCCGGGAAACCCCATCCAGTGCGGCGGGATCTTTGTACCCGCGCTCACCTGCCCAACCATCAGCATCGCGTCTGCCTCTGCGTCACTCGCGCCGGTTCCCAACGGGCGCCGTTTGTATTCAACCGCCTTATTGTGGATGAGCTGTGACCCTGCGGCGGCCGGCGGGTTGCGTTCCCACCAATCCGATGTAGACGTAAGCGATGATTCAAACTTGCCTTTCACGGCGTCGATTCCCCGGCTCCCCCCGTCCACTATGGCCTCGTCCACGAACGCGGCCACGGAACGCGCCACAGTCGCCCGGTCCTCTAAGAATCGCTTCAACGCCTTCGACCAGGCCACGGCCCTGCGCAACTGGGGCCAGCCGCGGCCGTTCATCTCGTTCATTGCCGCGTGCTGCATCACCGCAACCGTGGGCTGTCTCTCCTGTTTCTTTCCACCGACCTGGACGGCAACGGGTTCGCCTGCCACATCAGAGCGCACAGCGTCTTTCGGGATGTCGCCGGCCTCGGTATGGCGCTGCCAGTAATCGTCAAGCAGGTCGGCATAGCTGCGCTTCGCTTCCCAGTCTGGATAGTAGACTTTCCCGCTGTCTGTCTTGCGCACGTAGAACAGCGGCACGTCGGCGTCGTCGTCCTCGTAGAGTATCTCGGTGATTTCCTCGGTGAACACGCGCCGGATTATCACATCGCCGTCAATGCCACTGCCGGAGAACTCAAAGAACTGCTCGCCGTCCTGTACCTGTTGGTTACTCAGCGCCGCAATCTTGCGCTGTTTCAGCAGCGGCTTATTGCGCGGGCTGTCCCAAAAGGCAGACCACACGATCTGCGCCTCCGTGTCAATCGGCTTGATCTTGACGCTCTGTCCAAAGCCAAAGTCGGTCCACATCTCGACGGCATTGCCAATCTGCACGTCGAAGTTGTAGTAGTAACGGCTTTCGTACACCACGCGCAGGCGGTCCTGCTCGGAAAACTTGAGGTGGTTGCCCCACCAGCTACCGCTCAAGACCTCCCAGCCCTCCATCTGGACGAGCATATCAATCAGGTGCGGGTCGATTTCTCCCAACTGGCGCACAAGCTCTCGCGGGGGCAGCAGTGCCGGCCCGCGCTGGAACGCCGTGTCGATGACGTGGCTTATGCGCTCGTTGCGCTCCCTGTACCAATTGCCGCCGACGATCTCGACCGCCGTGCGGCGCAATCCGTTTTCTCGTATCCTGTCAATGATATTAGGCATTGTTGTGTCTACCCCTCAACCCCCGCTTCACCCACCGCTTCACCTGCTGCCAGCGCCCAGGGCGCGCAGCACTCGGCACCATCTTGGGCAACCGTCGCCATTGTCCATCAACGCACAGGTACTGCACCGCGCCGCCTGTGTGCTCGAACTCGCGCAGCGTCATTGTTTTGTGCGCCGGTTCAATCATCATCCTCCCCCGTCAACTTGAACACTATATGCACAACCAGCTCGTCGTCCTTGCAGCACGGCGGGCTTACCATCTCAACCAGCGTTATCTCGCCGTCGTATGAATCGGCACCGTCATAGTCCGGCACCACCGTCCAATATATGCTGCTGCTCTCGCAGGCGTGGACAGACTGGCACAGCGCCCGGTTTTCATCGCGCGATAACGACAACTCAAAAATAAAGGCGCTGTCGCCCTTGCGCTCGATGTACTTGGCGCTGCCGACCAGCGCCGGCTCCCCATCTTGGATCTGGAAAAGCTGGTATGGCAAAAGTGCTTTGTTGGTCATCCTCCCCCTATGCAATGCACACAACTAGGTTATCCAACTCCCTATTATATCCGCACTGAAACTCAATACCAGAATGGGTCACAAACGTTTCAAGGCCGATCATTGGTTGCACAAAGTCTACGCGCGTATTTTCAGTTATAGGCCATCCACGTAACTTGGCAAATAGAACAGCGCAATCAATCAGGTGTTCTGTGCTCTTTGCAAATGCCATCATCCTCCCCCTAGTAGCTCCCAATCCTCACCGGGTTATACACCACGCGCCCCTGCTCCTGCTCTGTGTGCGTCAGCCAGGCGACGGCATAGCGCAGGCTGTCCAAGCAGTGAAACTTTTCTTTGTTCTCTACCTCGTCTTGGAACTCGCCCGTTCGCTTGTTCAGCTTGCGGTGGTATTCCTCGATCTCGCTCAGTAGTTGCTTGCAGGTGTCGTGTATGACCAGGCTGTCGGTTTGCAGCAAGTCCAGCACCCGGTCAATGCCCACCCAAAAGTCGGCTATTGGCGGGTCTACAACCGGGATGCCGGCCGCCTGGAACTCCACGCGCCAGTCGCGTTCTGACTTTGCCCCACACACCCAGGCGAACACCGGCCCTCCTTGCGTCTCTGATAACACCTTCTCCGCAAAGTGCTGCACCGTCGAACCGAACGGCAGCACCAACTCCCTGTAAACGTGCAGCCTGTTACCTTGCGGATCGTAGGCCAGCCACAGCGCCGCCCGCTTTGCGCCGGCCGGGTCGATGCCCACCACTCGCGGCCACTGTCGCGGTATCTCGAACGCAGCTGCGAGGTGCTTTCCGTACTCGCCATCTTCCCGCAGGCCGTCGAAGTGCTCGCCATAGATGCTGCCCTCCGGTGCTGCCCACAGGCCGTATCTGTACCGCTTCTTCAGCGCCCCCGTCAGCCTGTCCAGCGCCCCTATGCGCTGCTTGCCCTGCTCCGTGATTTCGCCCGTTCTCTGGTCGTACAGGTCGGGGTTGTCCCTGTGTCTTGAATTGAACAGCGTCAACAGGCCGGATTTCGCCCGCTGGCGTATCCAGTGCGACGGGGGGCCAGGGTTGCAATCGCCGATCACCTGCGGGTGCGGTATGTGCCCCGCGCGGCCGGTCGCCCGCATCGTCAGCATTTGCCAGTCCATCACAGTCAACTCTTCGGCCTGGTTGACGTAGACGCCATCGAACTGGCCTGATAGCACCTTGGTTGACTTGTCCATCCCCGCAACCCACACGCGGGAACCGTTGGGGTAGTCATACCATTGCGCCTTCTCGCCACCGTATATTGTGACGGTCGGGTCTATTATCTCATTCTGCCAGGTTTGCAGTACTGTTGAGTACGTGTCGGTGAGTTGTTTACGTGCTATGACAAAGCTGGCGTCGTCGTACTTGTGCGCCAGCCAATGGAATTTCGTTAAAAACGTGATCGTCTTGCCGGTGTCTGCCGGCCCCGCCAGTATGACTTCCTGGTCGTGGCAGAGGTAGGCGCGGCGGTTCTCGCCGTAGACGATGGGAAGGTGTATTTTCTCAATCGCCAGTCTCCGCGTCGGGGTCGATGCCTACGAGTTGGACGTTTGCTCTCAAATCAACCTCGCTTCTATCCACAAACTTGCCGTGTATCTTGGCAATGTCCCGCAGTGCGCCCTGTGCGTCGTAGAATTCGTATTCTTTGCCGTCGCGCGTCTCGCGGATTTTCTTGACGAGGTATCCTTTTCCGTCCGCAACCAGCTTCTGAATGTCAAGCGTTCCGTCCTCTTTGACATACTTGCCCCATTCCCCACGCGCCATCTCAGAGATGCGCGCCAGCGCCTCGTCAGCGTCCATCACAAGGTCAGCCATCCGGGCGGCTATTTCTTTTTCAAACTTCTTTGCCTTTTCTGGCCCCTGTTTATCTGGCCACTTGTAATCGGCGCGGCGTGCGGCCTCTGTTGCGTTGAAACCGCACTGAAAGTAATACTCAAGCCACGCCTTCTCCTTGTTGCTTGCCACTGTTTCCCCTAGTTTTTACTAGTTTCTGGAATCGTTTATCCACTACGCCACAAATTGCAAGGTGTGTTCAACCTTGCGCGTATTGCCAGAGGCACGACAAATAGTGCATAGTCCCGGCCTCGTGGTCAAAAAGTCACATAGCGGACAAGTCCAGAACAATTCGTACTTTCTATCTGGATGCTTCCTCTCTGTGGTTTTTACTGAGCTATTACTCATCGCTCACGCCCCGCCGTCATCACCCACGCAAACACTAGCGGGGTCAGTACTGTTAGCGCCCCGAGCGCCCACAGCACAGCACCCCACACACGCAGGGGGAGGGTCATTCCTTCGGCCTCAGTAGTCGCATCCCGCAGATCGCGCTCTCGAACGGCTTGCTCACGCCCAGGCTGTACCACACCAGCCTGTATCGCTCCAACAGGTAGCACTTCGTACCATCCCACGGGTCGGCAATGAGTACGTCGTTCTTTTCCTCGTTCCACTCAAGCGCAACCGCAAAGTGCTGGTTAAACTTCTGCGTGGTCGGCCTAAAGTCAACCTCAATGATAACCGGCCCCTTTGCCAACTCCGCGAAAAATAAATTTTTATCGGCTGCCGTCTTGTGCCAATTGTACCACCCGTAATACCCCAGGCCGGGGTAGGCCAGCGGTATCTTCTCCGGGTATGTCAGCAGTTCCGGTTTTGCCTCGTTGAAACACCCCACGCGCCGCAGCTCATCTGCCACCTGCGGCGGTTCCTCGATGCTGCCCGCCAAACTCGCCACCATCGCCACGCAGGTGATGTAGCATCCAGAGCCACCGATCGTGTAACCCGGCGCGTACTCGATGTATCGCCATCGGTCGTCACGCTGGCTGTATAGCGTCATCGGCGGCGTCAGCGGCACAAGCTCCACTGGCTCTGACGGTTGCGGGGTATAAGTTGCGTCGCCTTCGATATGATAATTGCCGTCGCTCCCCTCAATAATGAGGTTTACGCCGGTGATTTTACCGCCGATCATATCCAACCAGCCGCCGATGGGGAGAATGTTTTCCTGGTCGGTCATTATGCCCCTATTCCGCCGCGCTCTGTTACAAACTGCACCCACTCATCACCATCAAGCGACTTCATAGCCTGCATTTCTTCCGTGATTTCCTCTGGCGTCAATATGCGTGGATAAAATGCCCACCGCTCAATCGGGCCGCTATACATAACCGGGCGCGTGCCGTGCATCACGCCGCACGGGGAGCTGAACGTCCATTCCTGCTCTGTGCGCCAGGCTGGAATAGCGGGGGCGCTCGGGTCCCACCAGCAGCACTTGCAATCACACATTATCCGCCGCCTTCGCCTGGCGTCTTTGCTTTGGCCTCATAATGGCATTTGCTGTGTGCAATTTTCTCATTGTTCCTGAACCATCCGGGGCCTGTTCCGTACCACTGCAAACCGAGCACGGATTCATTCCAAGCAAAGCGGCCGCCGCAATAATGGCAACGGGAAAAAGCCCACCGCTTGAACTTTTGCAGTGGATGAACCTGAAAGCGCCAATGCCAAAAATGCCAGCGTGGGTGTTGCCACCACTTACGGGAGAGGCCCTTGTGCAACCTGAACAGTCGCCGGATGCGAGACTTTGCCTCATACTCCGGCATATCTGGAAACCAGCTTTTCAGATTGTCGTACTCATTATCAATCAGCGCCGCGGCATATCCTACCTCGCGGTCTGACAGATGGGGCCACGCCCACCCACAACTATCCTCGTCGCCACCATTCATCGGGTCAACGTGCCAAATCGTGATGAAGTAATGGCCAAAAAGTTTTATTTCGTGCGCTACTGATTCAGGATCGTGCATTATGCCCCCATACTCCGGTTACACTGTCCGGCTCGTCGTTGGTGGCGTGAAGCCACCGGCTCTTTGCGACGATGCGCCTACGGACGTCGCCCCTTGGCGGCATCGCAACTGTTCCCGCGCTTGGCGGGTCAGCTAAGCCACCTACGCCGCATTCACGGTTTCAGTGGCAAGGTCGCGGCGTTAGCGACTGTGCGAGACGCTAGGCGACTCATTACAGACGCGGGTGCCGCACCCGGTACCCAAGGTTGTTAATACGTTCTCCAATTAACCCAGCTTTCATACCACGATGGGCTTTTTGGCCTGATTCCACGACACAGCGCCTTTGCTTGTCTACGCCGCGCCTTACTCAATGCGCGCTTCCACCACCTACCCTGCTTTCTTCCTGGCCACGTTGCAGTAAAGCCCAACCAGGGATATTTTTCTCGCAATTCGTCTTGTGCCCGTCGCCCCATCACGCCCCCAACTTCTCCCCCAACTCCGCCGGGCTTGCCGCGTCAATGCATTCCACGACCACGCCGGGGTAGTGCTCCGCGAACCAGGCGCACAGGTCGCCGTCCCACAGGTGCGGGTTCACGGCAATGACGCGCCGGTCGTCGAGGTCGGCAATTCCGGCATCGTCTGCGCTCCCGCCGATAGTCCAGCGGCGTGCGTCCCATCCCGCACCTACCACAGCCTGTGCCCAGGCAGCGCCAGCGCTGGGAGGAAGGAGCACGTAGGTTCTGGCGTATTGCACGCGGGGTTGCCCCAATAACCCAGGCACGCGCACCGTCACTGCCGGAACGTCCGCGTACTCGTTATAGATGCAGCGTCCCGGCCCCCAAACAACAGAGGCATCAAAGGGGTACTGCCCGCCGTCCAGGCCAATGCCCAGGTAAAACGTAAAGTTCCCTATGGCGTCATTTTGCGGGTCGCCGTTCAATGGCGGCACATCTGCCTCGTCCAGCGCCAGCGCCTCGTAGCCCGCCCCCTCGCTCCACGCCGGGTCGTTGGGGTGGGGGAACCCCGCATCGTTGTGGTTGCTCCAAGCGTGGGCCTTGGCGCGAAACGTGAGGTATGCGCCGTCAAGCGTCAACTCGGCGGCGTCCCAATAGGCGTCGTTGTGCCGGAACGGCCACAGCGTCACGGAGCGCAGAAAGACGGTCACATCCCTGCCGTTTGGCAGTGTAACCGTCTGCATAAATCCCGCGTCGTGGTTGCGCCCGAAGCTGAATTGACAAACGGCTTGCCGCCCCTCGCTCACGCGGCCGGGGTACTGATCAGCCGCAAGCAGTTTGACCTCTGGCTGGTCCCAGGCGCCGGGCAAGTGCCTGAACCACGTCAGCCAGCCGGGCGGGGTAAAGATGTTGCCGGACTCTTTCAGGTATGGCTCGCCGCCGACGGGGAATACCGCAACGTCGTGGCTCCGTTCGTCGCCCCAAGCGGCGTTAAATCCGGGGTTAGTCAGAAGGTTTATGGTCACTGCACAACCCTATAAGCGGAGGCGAGCCACTTCCTACCGTCTACTGCCTCGATGTACTTTTTGACTCGCTCCATTTTGCCAGCTTTCAGCGCCGCGTTTATCCTGCGATTCGCATTAGAATACGAAATGTTCAATAACTCACTAAGCTCCACGGCCGTTTTTGCATTCTGGTCTATTTCACATTCCTCTATGCCGAGCGCGTCTGAAAAGGCGTCGATCACTTCTGCGTCTGTCAACTCGATGCTGTCCACGCCTTTCTCCTTTTTATCTGTGACCTCTCAACGTCCCAGGTATACCGCCCACCCCGGCACACAAACCACATCCCGCCCACCGGCTCGATGTGCCCGCCAGCCCCTAGGCGATGCCCGAAAGCGGTTGTCAACTGCCACGGTGGGCAACTAAAGAATTGCGGTTTTGGCTCTCGCGGCCCCGGCTGCCAGTAGTGGACGTGCCCCCTGATCGCCACATCTGGCGGCCTCTCTCCATCGTCGAGGTACTCCGCCCGCAGGATTGCGCCATTTCTCGCGGCGGCCGCCGCTTTCGTCCACGGTCTACGCCCGCTGGTCTGTGGGTGATGGGCGATGTCAAACCTGACGCCGCCCACCTCCAACGGCAACCACCACCACGAATGCGTGCCGCTTTCTTCATCCGGCGTGGCGTCCAGGTCGCGGGCGATAAGTTCACTCAAGCAAGCCTGCGGTCCCTCGTGCGCCGGGGTGCCGCGCACTACAAAGAACTCATCTGCAATCTCGCGCAGCCCTTCGAGCACCTTTGCGGCTATCTTTACCTCGTCGGAGTCCACGCGGCTGATTAGCCCGCTGCCGTCGTGGGTATTCTTATCCCCCACGTCACCAGCGACCACCACGTACAGCTTGCAATTAAGCGTTTTCTTCTTGGCGTCGATGATGTTCCGATAGTCGCACCATCGCTGCCAAACCAGGCGCTGCGCCTTGCTGGCCTTGTATGTTCCGCCCGCGTCAAGATTTATGGACGGTGGGCAAAGCCCGCGTACTGAGTTCGTGTGCAGGTCTGCCACTACCGCCACTAGCGTTGCCGCTTCGTCGGTATTCATAGGTTTGTAAAATTGCTAATTTTGCCAGCCTCTAAACTGGCGCGCGTTACGCCTTCGGCGTCAGCAGATACGCCGCCTGGTTCGCCACCAGCGCGGACAGCAGCACCCCGAGCAGGCCGAACGCGCCCGCCTCGGTGCATTGCACGGCGTTGATCACGCCGCCGCAACTCAGGCCAAAGATCGCCCCAGCCGCTACAATCAAAAGCACGGCCATCACGCCGCGCTTCTTTGTGCTGCCGAGCTTTCCGTACCAATCCTTGAGGCCGGGAATGTAGGAGAATCCCAGGGACAAGGCAATGCCCACAACTCCCGATAGTGTCTCAGCAGTAATCATAATTTGTCCTGCTCCTTTCTATTCCCCGCGCCGGCGCGGGTTCCTTGGCGGTGCCAGTCGTTGCACCTGTCGGGTACTGCCCTGTTGCTTGCAACCGTTCGCCGCCTCGGATACTTGCAGTTGCCACTATTATACCACAAAACCGGCGCCACTAAAGTTCAGTTTCGGCGGCTTGCCACGTCCCGCACCTTGCCCAGCGCCACCTTGAGCAGGTAACTAACCCCCTGCTGTGTCTTGCCGATGGCGCGGGCGATGGCCAATTCCTCGATCCCGCACCCGCAGTACATCACGAACGCTATTAACTCGTTGTCCGTCATTGAACGCATCGCCAGGATCACAACATCCTCGGCAAACTGTGCATCCTCTATGTCTGCCTCTATGCGCCGCTCTGCGTAGTTGTGCCTTTGCGCCATCAGCCCCCCGCAACTTCATCAAACCGTGGGCGCGGCTCGAATAAATCCATCTGCGCCCCTGCTTGGCGCAGAATCTGGCCAATGCTCCAACGCGGTCGCCAGGTGTGGTTAATCTCAACCTCCAAATCTGCGGCAATCTGTGCAACCTCTGGATGCAGGCGGCAGAAGTTGAATACCTCTTGACGCTTGCCCATAATGCAGCACCAGCAACCGCAGCGGGTAGCATAGTTATACATCGGGTTTGGTAGGATGCCGTGCGCCCGCAGATAGTCCCACACCTGGCGCTCTGTCCATTCGAGGACAGGGCGAAAGGACGGCGGGGGTGGAGATAATAACGGACTGTTTAGTTTTTTATTGCCGCCATTTGTCCAGGGATCATATTTGCTGCGCCGTTTCGATTCCTCGCGCCTACTGCCCTCAAGTTGTACGGGATTATCAAACTCGTTAGCATATAGTCTTAGTGGCCACTGCTTGAGATACATAGTACAAAACCGATAGCGCGACCCCGGCCACATTCCACGCGTTCTCACAAGATCGAAAATACCGCCTCTACAATTCGCCAACGCGTCAATTCTATCCTGCCCATTTCGCTTTGCCGGTAACGCCCGATCTCCTGCCTGTATCCGGTCTATCTCGATTCCAAGTTCCCGCTCAAGATAGCTCAGATAGTCGTATGTTTCGGGCCATTCCGCGCCAGTGTCGCAGAATGCAAAGCGCAGCTTGTCGCGTGGCAGGGTATCCAGCGCCCACAGCGCAGTGGCCGTGCTGTCCTTGCCACCGCTTACGGCGACGATATAGGTATCAAAGTCTGATAGGTGCATCGCCATCTAGCCCCCCGTCCAGTCAAACCCGCCCCGCTCCAACTCGTCCAGGTCGCCGGGGTGCGGTATCCAGCTCCCGCAGCACGGCTCCCACACGGCGCGGCGGCCATCGTGCCACATCACCGTCGAGCCGTCGAGGTACATCGTGCCGAGGCGCAACCCGGCGGACAGCGCCGCGCCTGCGTCCGTCTCGCGGGGTGGGGAGCTGCCGATGCCGCGCGCGCCCAGGCTGTGCTGGGGCTGGCGGCGGGTTTCTCGCTCGAATATGACGCGCTCGGTCACGATTTCAGCCATTCCTTGCCTCTATTTTTCGTTCGTTCGTCGTTCGTTCCGTTCCTTTCGCTCATTCAGGCGCGAAATGAACGCTAATTCGCGGTGTGGGGTGGGGTAGCAGGCGGCGTGGTGACTGTTTTTGGCTCCGGTGCGACCAAGTTCAGAAAATCTGCACCCTCTGCCGTAATGTCAACCCCCTGCTTGTGGGCCTTCGGGTTTGTCCACTTCGCAAACCCCTTCCCAAACATCCACTCGCATACGTCCTGATACTCTTTCTGTGACAGAATCCCTGCCCCGCTGCTGCAGCACGCCGTTTCAGAGAATTTCTTGGTGGTCAATATGTACCGCGCCAGTTGAATCATCGTGTCATCGTCCAGCGGGCAATCATCGTGACTATGCTCAGAGATAAGTCGCCCGTTTGCGTCTCTGGTGGTTATCGTCAGGTGAATTTCGCGCGGCGCCGCCTGCGCGGCCGATGCCCGCTTGTTCCGCACCGCCCACCACCACGGCGGCTCATTCCCGGCCAAGAGCGAACCGACGGCACCCCAAATGTTCTGCTCCTGGAATACCGACTTTTGCGCCAGTTTTTGCGAGAACGCAAGTTCGATATGCACCCAAAACGACGCAGACGCAATGGCGAGAATCGCCGCAACCAATGGGCCAAATAGTCGCCACGCATCGGCGGACCATTCCAGCCACCACGGAAGCACAATTTCCGGCGCAACCAGCACGGCGACACGCCATAGACACCAGACCAGGCCGCCGAGCAGGGCAGACGCCCCCACGCCAATTATCAGCGTCAAAAGAATGACGCCGAGAATCAGCGCCGGACCCGTGCCACGCTCCACCAGCTCGCCTATCCATAGCTCGATTGATTCCTGTCTGAGCCAGCGGCGGACGGCCAGCACCCACCAGATGAACGTCGCCACAGATCCAACAAACCACACGACGAACAGCGCGTCTTTACCAATGGCGAACACAGCCAGCAAAAACGATGTGACCATTGACGCAAGGGCGATGGACGCCCAGCGCGCTTGCAACACTGGCACGGTTACATCGTTTTCGCGCCCGGCCTCGCGGCGCTCGTCTATCTCTGCTGGCGTCGACCCCTTGCGTTCTATGTCAAGTTCGCCGCCTAGCTGCCCTATTCTGCTTTTCCTTGCTCTTGCATCCATTGTCAGCATCCTATTCACCCCAGCCCCCCGGCGGCTGCGGCGGCTGCCCTGCGTGGCTGCGGCGCTGGCGGCGGGCTTCAATCATTGCGGTTTTTATGTCCATCTAATTGCCTTTTGTGGGAGCGAGCAGCCCGAACGCGCCGCGAGTTAAGCGGAGGGTGGGTTTTTCGTTTCATCTTCTATTGGCTCAAACGCTTGTTCAAAATCATAATCTCGCCAAATATGTTTCTCTCCAAGTGGGCCAGTTACTATCCAATCACCACGGCCCACGATTAGCCTGCCTTGATCTGTCTCAACAACGCCATATACCCCGCCCGCCCTCTCAGTAACATCTTTAGTAGATTTCCCTGGATACCACTGTTCTGCCTCTACTATCACTGGATTTTTTCTAAACTTTGGCATTTGCACGCTCTCCTTGTGAACTAGTCCCGTCCAACCCTTCCGCTTCAATGAGCAGTTATGCGTCCGAAGCGGTTGAGTCGGCTTCGTGCTGGTTGTTGGCGTCGTCGTCTGATTCAGCGGGGCGGCGGATAATGTGGTCGAATGCCCCGGCTTTGATAAGTTCTATAACACATTTTAGGCAAAGACCGTTTGGCACAGTGCCTTTTTCACCACATCGCCTGCACTTCTTATCAAGATTAATGTCGATTGTTGCTGTTGGCATAATTAGCCGCCTTTCTGCTCACTGGTCAAGTAGAGCGAAACCGTCCTGCTCATTTAACTCGCGCCCATTCGACGGGTGAGCCTCCCTCCGAAGGATGGGAGCGAAGCCGTCGAACGTGGGCGAGTTAAGCCGCCCTATGGGTTTGCTTTCGCTCGAATCTATGGCACGCATCATCTGCATCCGTTTCTATTTTCCATAAATAACAATGCCCAAATCTATGATTGAGTTTGTTCATTTTCCAATTGACGCAATCGCGGCACCGTAGCTTCAGCCCAAGACTAATAGGGTCGGCTTCAATGAGTTGTTCGGGGCGCGAGCGTGTAGCGTCGGTTCCCGATGGCTCTGGACTGCCTTCTGGCGTGGTTAAGGCGTTCTGCAAATCCGAGTTCATATCTGCCAGTGTAAGCACTAGGTGTGCAAGATCACTTTTCGATTTGTTCATCAGAGAGTTATAGGTTAAATCTGTCGTTACTACGATGGTTGTTCCCATTATCTTCACCTTTCCCTTTCAAGCCGTTCTCTGCTTCAGACTTAGAGCGTCCCCGATGACAACTCATTGAAGTGTTAACTCGCCCACGTTCGGGTCAAGCGAGCTGGCCCAGAGGGTCAGCGAGCGACCCGAACGGCGCGGAGATAAGCGGACTTGCGGGTTAGGCGCGCTCGTGATACTGACACGTTTCTCCAATCTTTTTTATGCCGTCATATATGCCGCATTGACCATGGTTGTTAGTGTGCGGCACAACAAGCCAGTATTCACAATCTGGCCCGCATCTCAAGATAGCATCATTAGCAAGTTCCGCTTCATTGACTGGTTCGCCCTCTGAGCGGATTTGCTGCTTCGTGTCGCTGGGGGCGTCATCTGGGGCTGCATCGTGGGCGGCGTATTTTGCCTTAATGGTCGTGTCCCACAAATTATACCCAAGCCAATCCCCAACCCGCGAGGCCGCTTTTCTCAGCCTCTCAAGCGTCATCATATCGAGATAAATAAACCCAACTGCCATAACTTCAAATTTCTTGTCCATTCTAGCCGCCTTTCTGTTCTCAAATCCTGATAAGTTCAGAGGGTCAGTCAATGTATCTCCGCGCCGTTCGCCCTCTGAGCCTCCCTTCGTACCCGAACGGGAGCGAAGAGGGCGAACGGGCCGGAGATATGCTGCGCGTGTGTAGGTGCGTTTGCTACCACCGTGCCCACCATCTCAAGTGCCATCCGTCCCATACCTCCATACTAGCGCAGCATCATTGACTGGTTATCCGCCCGAACGGGTCAGGCGGCTTCATCTTCTGCGCCAGAATCATCTTCACACGAGAGATCAGACAAGGCGACTTTTAGAGATTGTAATGCTTCTATAGCATAGATGATTCCAGCAGCCCTGCCGTGCCAATGAACCGCAGATTTACCAGAACCCCATTGTTTCGAAAGTTCAGATTGTTTAATGCTCTCGGCTGCTTCATCAAAAAGATGATCTAATCCCATAGTGCCTTTGTCTCTTAATGCCCTTAGTTTGTCCGTGAGTGTCATTTTAATACCTCCTAGCCTTGCTCTTATTGAGCGGAGTCACGTTGAGAGAGAAGGATAACCTCAATGTATCTCCGGCCCGTTATCCGCGCCGAACCTCCCCCAGAGGGGGAGTGAGGGCGGATAACGCCCAGCGAGTTAAGCGGACGCGGGTTAATCCACCCACCATCGGCTCGCATCTTCTGGCTTACCTTCTGAATCAATGCGAATAGTCCCTTTACAATCCGGGTACTCGGAACATCCCCAGAATGGCTCCCAATCCTGATTGGGTCTTGGCCGTCGAAGTACCATTTGCGCGCCACATTCGGGGCAGTAAGGTTTCGGTTCTGTTTGTATCCCGTGCATTTTCTGACTCCTAGACTAGCGTTCCGCTTCAATGAGCAGTTAGGCGGCGAGCGCTTAAACGTCCTCACCGCTGTATTCAAGATCAAGGTCACATTCCAGGCCCGCAAGGCGTCTTTCTGCGCGTCTCTGGTGCCAATGAATGCACCGTTTGACAATAAAACCCCACAACTTTTTGGGATGATGGAACGGACGGAGAAGCCCCATATTGACGGCCCACTCTATGTCCCGATATGAGCCGAAATTCTGAGACCACATATGAAACATCCAACAACCGTATGCAAGCGCTACCTGTTCATCACTTACCTTGTTTCCCATATTAACCTCCAAGCCTTGCTCTCTGCCTCTAAATTCCAGTCAAGCGATGACGCCCTGCTCATTGCTCGCTGGGCGTTAGGCGGGTGAGTCTGGCCCCCGGAGGGGGTCAGCGAAGCCGCCTAACGCGCCGCGAGTTAAGCGGACTTCGGGTCATCCACTTCCCCCCACCAATCATCGACAAGTTTATAAAATGACGCCAAGCATTCTGAACATAAATCCGCATCACA